AATCCAAGATAAGGAGGATGAGTCAATGTGATAGGCCACCAATCTATGCGCTTGCAATTCACAAATGCTACGTCTCCTAGCAATGCCCATATCTCTGTGATATATTGATAGTTCAATGCTTGCAATACAGTATATGTCACTACTCTCCAATTAGGGCGTGTGCTTGCCATCTGTACGACCTTGTAAACGTTTTCTTTTACGTTTTCCCATTCAGTTCCATATCTGATATATTCTGCTACAGGGCCTACGCCATCGATACTCATCTGAATTTCTACGTTCTCAAACTTGCTCAACGCTTCATAGAACTTGGGGTTCCATGTAGTCATGTTGCTAGTGAATTCGATACGACAATCTGTGTTTCCTGCTTCGATCAACTCTTCCAACATTCGATAGTTGGCTTTGATCAATGTAGGCTCACCACCAGTGGTGTATAGGCGACGTAGTTTAGGAGCCATCTTTTTGAAGTTGTTATAAAATGTTTCTGTTTCATACCATTCTTTAACGTCGGCTTGATCTACGTTGTCTGTTTCTTCTTGCCAACGATTATGTAGCCAGCCTAGATTATTCTTCAATAATAATCCTGAACTTAACATCTCTTTGCGTTCTTCTTGAATCAATGAACTGCTCATGCCCCAACATGTGACGCATTTCAAATTACATTGATTACCCAATCTTAATTCTAGACTTAAAGGAAGTATATCTGTGCTTGACATCAACTCCTCATTTGATACATTGATCAGATAGTCGCTTAATTCGCTATCTTTTTTCTTTCTCTCAGTCCATAGTAGATTCTGACCCTTTCTAGGGCTGTGACCGGATACTTTTTCAATGTTATAGCAGTCACCGCACTCCATAGCGCCGTTGTTCTGCCTATGCAAATTTCTGACATTTTGCATGTAGAAACTATTCCAAATCTCTTCGATATCATCATATCCTAGATTGAAGGGTCTGCCGCCATCTCTATGCACAAAGTGATCCATAGCGATAGAACAGCATAACTTGACGTTGCCATTGGGATTCGTGTTAAGATTCAACCACGGTAATATGCAGAACCTACGTAGGTTCTGAGTAAGCCAGTCGATTCTAAACTCACTGCTTACGTCTTCTGGTACTTTTGGTACTGCGTAGATGACATGATTTATGTCCATAATGGCTTCAACTCCGGAAAAATATCTAGTAAAGATTCATCTCTTAAGATGTCTATCTTAGTTATCACATTTTTAAATTCAGGTATTAAATCTATGTGATTCGCGCTATCCATATAGTCAACTATACCCTTTACTGCGTGTATAGTCTGTGGTTGCGCACTATTATCTTCTAACCATTTTATGTAACGGTCATATAATTCATGCACTTCTCGTTTTTGTTCAGGTGTAAGCATAGTGATGCTAAAGTATCTTGGATGTGTTAATATATTGACACGAATATTGTCGATATTCAACAATTCTTGTTCCACCCATGTTCTATGAAAATCAAACAAACTATGTACGCTGAACACGCTAACAGTCGGAGTGATCTCAAAATATACGTCAGGGCAACTCTCGATCATCTGTCTGCGGTTCTTAACGATGCGATCCCAATCTGTACCACTGCGAGAATACTCTGCTCTGTCACCATACGTATCTAAACTTGCTGCCACCCTCACATCCTTGAACATCTTCCAATAATCTAATATAGATTTGTCTTTCAACTTTAATGCGCTAAAGTTAGTGGTGTAGCGTAATCTTACATCTGTTCTACCCTTCTCTAGCCAATAGTCAAGTACTTGGTAGTGCTGTGGTGTTATCAGTGCTTCACCGCCCGCAAAGTAAACTTCTTCTACATAGTTCAAATGCGGCAATAAGTCATCCATGAAGAATGGGTTGTTCTTCAAGTCAATAAACTTTGACTTAGGGTAGTCTGGATGCATCTTTACTTGATCTTCATACCAACTACTGCTTAGTTCTGGTCCGCACGTCCTGCATTTCATATTACACAAATTGCTGAAACGTATATCCATGTAATACATCTTGTAATCATCGATGGACCCGTCTTCGTTTGTCTTATCAAACAGATCCATATGCTTCTCGAAACTAACTAAACTGTTCTTACGTAATGTCCAACTATCTGCGCTCGTCTCTAGTTCATAACAGCGTGTACATGCTTTGGGCTTTTCACCGTTCAACATCTGTCTACGCAACTCGTTGAACTTATCATTATTGATTAGTTTATTGATGTTCTCTTTGTATACGTTGCCGAACACTTCATTGCTATCGCTCATGCAACAGGGAAAAGTGTTGCCGTTAGGCCATATATGCATGTGTATCCACGGCATCAAGCATACAACATCTTTATCTATAGGTTTTCTCATTCCATCAACTCTGCTAATTCTGGAAATACGTCAGCGAACTTTTCTTCACGTATATTGTCTAATCTATTCGTCTCTTCTTGAAATTCTTTTTTATGCTGATCCCAGGTGTTTTCTGCTAATACCCATTTTTTAGCATCGACTAATGTTTGCATATGCTCTCTTTTAAAACCCATATCATTCATTCTTCTTATCACGCTTTCAAGGCCTTCTATGCCTTGTAATTTCAAATGCACGGGTAAGGCTAATGCGGCAATATGTACCGGGCTGATCATGTTATATATGTAGTTCACGCTATCTGTGGGTTCATACAATTTGTTATCCAACAAGTAATGATAAAACTCACCGAACGTAGTGAAATTAAAAATACTCAATACACTATTGATCTGCATAGTTATATAGGGTACGCTTTTAACTCTTCTAAAATTTTGTTCTATCTGTTCCCATACAGTACCTGATCGTATGTATTCTGCTCTTTTTCCAAAATCATCTATGCTTGCATAGACTTCTATCTTTTTATCAAAGTGTCTCCATAAATCAAGTAGGTCTTTATCTTTGTATTTTAGATTACTGAGGTTAGTATTGTATCTAAGTCTGATGTCTGTCCTACCCAACTTGATCATCTCTTCAAGCATTATATAATGCTCTTCTGTGATCAATGGCTCTCCGCCAGCAAAATAAGCCATGTCGATATGCTGTACGTGTGTCAATATATCATCAACATATTTGCTACGATTCTCTTTTTGTATAGTGATCAGGGATCTTCCTTGTTTAGCATCTTCATTCTCCCATTGACTGCTATAATGACTGTTACATGTACGACATTTCATGTTACATATATTATTCAATCGTAGATCAAAATAGCGCATCTTGAACTGACCCAATTCACCTGTGATGTCAGTGGCAGACAATACCTCATCTGTGTATTTTCCAAACATCTCGTTGATGTTCTGTCTAAAACTATAAATGCCTTGCTCTTCATGTCTATGACATGCGCTACATATAGGGTTCTTGGTACCCTCTAGCATGTCTCTTCTTAAATCATTCATGGCTTCGCTATTGACTAGTTCCATCAATGACATCTGATTAGCATTACCTACTGGATGAATCTGATTACCTATACAACAAGGTGTCGCTACACCCGTAGGGGTGACATGCATACTGATCCACGGCAGCATACAAAAACTTTTGTTTGTAGTTAATAGTTCTTGTTTTTGTTCAGTAGTTAGATTCATGGTAATGGATTGAGCCTATTTGTTTCTTGACACAATCTGTAGAAATTCATCATTTCAGGAAATACATCAAGCATATTTGTGTCTCTACGTTCGTCTAGTTCATTGAACCAGTTATAAAAATCTCTGCGACCTTCAATCAATTTTTCTTCGCTATAGTAAGTCTCACGCATGTAATCTACTACACGTTTGAACTTTTCATATTCGATTGAACTAAATTTCTTGCTGGACTTGTCGTCTACGTTTTCTTCCATGAACTTTAAAGATTCCTCCATGTACGGCATGAACTCATCTTTAGGGAGTATGTTCATATCGTACTGGAGGGGTTCGCGTAGATAAGGAGTATCAAATCTAACACGATGTTGGGGATTGACTGGATCATCATACCAGTCATACATACCGCGCCATTCTAACAACTTTTCAAGCAATGATTTAAATGTAGTCACGCTAAAAATGTTGAATGTGATCATGAAAGTAACAGGGCTATTGGTCAATGTGAGATAGGTGTGTAGGTTTTTCTCCCACAATCCTATGTCCATTCCCGTTCTGATATATTCGGCTCTATTGCCCCATGTATCAATGCTTGAGAATAACTTGAAACTGCGTATCTTATTTTCATCGCATAATTTCCTTACAGAACTTGCTAGTTTCTCAACTAAAGCAGTCTTAGTTCCAAGGTTGCTATTAACATTTAACTCAAGCCATGGTGCTGGATCTTTGTCCAGTTCTTCAATGACTCGGTATGTACTACGGTGCATTGTTGGTTCGCCGCCCGTGATACGCATGATCGTTAATGTCTTACGTAGTTCGGGCCACCATTTCCAGAACGCATCAACATAGGGATTTTCTTCTTCACGCTGATATAACTTCATCCAATCGATATCACAACGGTGATTCTTTACTGAAGTCACAGGGCCATTTTGCTTGATCTCGTTATAGAAACTTGTGCTGTACTTAGGATGACAGTAACCGCACTTGAAATTACAGTCATTACCGAAATTGATTTCTAGATATTCTGGATTGATGTTTTGCTCATGGCTACCTTTAGCACATTGTTCAAAACGTTCTTCAGTGTGTATACTGGCATTTCTGATATGTCTATCACTCACATAATCAGGACCCATGTCTTCTACGTTCCAGCAATATTGACAGCCTTCAGGTCTTTTACCCTCAAGCATCATCTTACGCTCTAGTTTTTTCTCTTTTGTGTTATGTAGTGCGCTAGGATTGTCTACAAGTTCTTCTAATGGAATCTTGTGAGGTCTAGGGTGATAGCAACTATGTGTCTCGCCTGATTGTAGGTACATTGTGACATGATGCCACTTTGCTAAACAGAATGTAGGAGTCGCTTCATTTTCTACTACGATCTTTATCTGTTTTATTCTGTCTATTTCGTAACTCATTACCAGCCTTCTATCTTCCTGATGACATCCATCTCTTTCACAAGAGGACCTATATTATGCTTGTCAGCATTATAGTGTCTTTTGAAAAATTTACTTTGTTCGGCATCAAGACGACAGATAGGTAAGTCGAGTTTGTCCTTCAATATATTTCCGATTCGATCACCCTCAATGAGGGGTCTCATGTGTCTGAAGATTCCATCCCACATTCTGTGTAATGTATCAAACCACATGACTTGTTTATGATCCCAATCAGTGAGCAAAGTCATATGTGTCCCCAACCTTGCTCCGTAAATAGCCCAATCACCATTCTCAACATCCATGCCTACATTATGCCATATCGTGAGATTATTTAGATTTCTCGTAGCCACACGGTTTTTGAAGTCATCTACAGTAGGTCTAGCACCGCGGTCAAGTACCATCTTGACCCCTTCACGAAAGCCTGCACGCCATGCTTGAAACGGAGTTTGATTAGGGTAAGTAGTGCTATAGCAATCATTCATAGCCCAATATAGACTATCTGCGCTATCCATGCAAAAATCAACTTGTGTCGCTGTGCTACCATCTGTATGTTCATGCGTCTTCATGTTAAAGACATAATCTTTTGTCCATGAACTCATGCCGCCATTTCCATAACGCAAGCCATTTATATTATTAATAGCCTTCCAACGAAACTGTGCTTTTTTATATGACTCATCTAGCCCACGAAAATCTAATTGAAGATTGAAGAAATCTTCATTAGGCATATTATCCCCATCGATGAGTATGAATCTTTCTGTATCGCTTGCTTCAGCGGCCGCTTTATGTGCGGCATCACTTCCCTTAACGCCGTCAACTCGTTTAGCGTAGGGAACCATGTTCTTAATTTTTATCCAAAATTCTTCTTTTTGTGGCTCATCATAACTTAGATATATGCAATCTAAGTCAGCGACATCTATAAGATCATCGTAACTCATATGTTAGCAATTTCCATGTTTGAACATCTGTACTATCTTCATCTGCAATGATGCTTATATCCTCTATCAAACATTTTACACCATCAGATTCAGTTAGTTTTAATTTGCTGATGATAGATGACGGATTTACTGTTGATAATTTGCCATCTATTACTCTTACATCCTGCCTTGCGCAGGCAAAGGTAATGCTATCGATGACGATGAACTTTCCTTCAGGCTTTTCGCAAGTATAGAATAATACTTTACCGGTTTCTTCATCATAGTAAAGACGAAACTCAGGTGCTTCTATTTTTGGAGCCTCAAAAACTAATACGTAATCTTGTGTTTCACTCATAGCAATTCTCTAGTTTATCAGCAAAAGTTTTCACATGATAGTGAAAAGGATATATCTGAGGCACTGTATTGATGCGTAAAACTTCTGGTAACGCTTCGTATATCAATATCTGAGTCCAGTCTTCGCTTGGCAATCCGTTAACCCATTGCTTCATGTGTACCATGGACAAATCTTTGTATCCAGGTAACGTTACTTTTTCTGGGCCCATGATGTGTGCGGCATAAGCATAAACCCAGTCTGTAGTAGCCGGCTCATTTGAGTTACACTTCAATGTTCCCCTTATTGCAGGCCAATTCTCAAAGATGAATCGAACTAACTTAAAAAAATGTTCAGCGGTTTCGCTTTTCTTAAAATAAGTTATAGCATTATAAACATCAGGAAGTTTATTCTCATCGATGAATCTACGATAGAATCTTTCCTTGCTTATGTCTTGACGAAAATTTCTGATAGTTGAACACAATACTACATCTCTATGCATCAAAGTATCCCACCAGTAATCTACAGATTTCGGCAAGAACATGTCTGCTTCTAACTTGATAGTGTATTCGTACGGGCTTGCTTCATATACTTGCCAGTCATTGACTAGTTTCCAATTACCTATAGGATCCAAATCACCATATGGTAATGCTATTACTTGATCAAAATTCTTTGCGTCATCCACATCATCACTTATCAATGAAATATTAGCATTGGGCATATGTTTTTTTATGCTTCCCGCTAATACTTCTGCGCACTTGACATAATTCACGAATTCAGTATTCTGTGCTAATATTACAAATCCTTTATCCATGATTGATCAACTCCACAAAATTATCTTTATTCATGACATGAAAATCCATATCTTTTACAGTGATGTATTCTTTTCTTATTTTACCTCTTTGCCAATTATCAAAAAGTATAGTATACTCAGTATTGAATTCGTCATCACTGTTTGCATACACAGTGGTATTTTTGCCTATGTGAAATAGATTCCAGGGAATTATGTCTTGTTTAGGTAATGTGTGTCCGTTAACTAATCGCAGTGCTAACGTAAGTCCATAATCATTTCTAAAAGTGTTAGCAATGAAATGATGAATATTAGAATAATGCGCAAAATTCTTTTGAACCATCTCTAATGACTCAAATATTTGTTTGACTCTTTGTGTCTTTTTGAATACTATTGCGGTAGCCCACAATGTATTAAAACTATACCCGCTTAATACTTCTTGAGGAGCCTTGGGATACATAGCAAAACTAGTTGTATCGTGGCAGAAAAAATCATCATATAACTCAAAGCACGTTAATAATTTATTACTATTGACCATATAATCAACATCAAGCAATAATGTCTCATCATAGGGACTTAACTCATATGCTTGATATCTACCTTTATTGATCCATATTCCCCAATCTCTACGATTAGTACGATCAGGTTCGATGATTACCGTTTTATCAAATTCGTAATCTGTCTTGCTTGCCAATGATGATTCATCAGTAACAATCGTTACTGGCATGTCTAAAAAATGATTAATACGTTTAGCAGTATGTTCTGCCATAGCGTAATAATCATATTTAGGACTATTGAATGCGAAAAGTATCGCACCACGTGTCATCGTTTACCCTCTAATTCCTTTAACTCAGCGACCCATGCTGACATAGTTTCGTTATAGATAGCAGTCAACTTTCTTAATAATTCTTTTCTATCTACTTCTACTGGATTTTCGAAGGTGTCCATAATGACAACTCTTTCCGAATCGAATGCATTTAATACGCTGATAGTTTCTTTATCAGCCTTCCATAATCCACCTTGATCGGCAAAGGTTAATTTTGAATTGTATTTCTCTTTTAGATAATGCTTTGCTGAATTGTGACTGAAACGGGCTTTGGCGTCAGCCAAAAGTGTATTGATATCCATGCTTAATATACTCCTCGCGAGTATTTAGATGGATATTATAGGGTACTTAAAAAATTATGAGCCGGCTACTGAACTAGCAAGTGAAATTGTACCCCAAGTATTGGATAGATTTGTCGTTTCAGGTGCTTGTGCAGTCAACGTGACCGCAGTACCTAAAGCCGCAGTGTATCCATCAGGGACTTCATCCCATACTGTGTACAACGTAACAACTGGTGATGTGTATGCTCCGATCACTCTTATATATGAAGAGAGATAAGCCGCAGGACCAGTAGATGCTACTTTATTAAAGAGTTGAGTATTAGCACCAGTCAATGCATAGAAGCCAGAATTTGTAGCAATAGTCTGTGCGCCACTTCCACCTGCGTTACCGCCTACTTGAGTAACACCGTTATATGTCACGCTGGCTACTGTGATAGAACCACTGACAGGTGAACTTAATACTATTGTACCTACATTACTTGCTAGATTATTGAATAGCAAGTCAATTCCAGTTGAACCTGGATGTGAGCAAGTGATTTTTAATGAACCACCCGCATTAAAGAAATAACGTGCGGCATCTGCGTTAGCAAATGTTGCAGTATGTGTGAATGTCAATCCTGTTGACCATGTTGTTGCGCGAGTTGCTGTGCTAGCAGTAGTGCTGCCTACTGTCTGGGCATTTAGTCTTGCGTTATAAACTGTTGTTAAGTTAGTAGGAATAGCAGAAACGTATTGTATCAAACCGCCGGCTACTGGTGCGCTTACGCTAGTGATCGATGTGCCTTGGTGAGTCGCTATATTGGACGTCTTATTAACTAGGTTAGCCCATTTTGCGGCACTTACTATGTCACCAATGGCAACGTTTGCTTCAGCAGTCTGACCATAACCTGCGTTACCGGTGCCTCCTGCCCAAGTAACATTTAATGTGCTTGCTGTGGTTGATGTCGGACCACCTGTAAGGTTATTATAATCCGATGCTTCAATCAAGTTATATTGTGCGTATGACATGTTTTAAAATTCCTACCAATTTATAATCTTATTTATCTTATGATGACGATGGCTTCGACCGTGCCCTCGTCTTCAGTAACCTTGTCCTGCAAACTACGACCTATAGTATTGAAAGCATTGGCCTCACCGTCAATAGCAGCCCTAGCAAAACCCTGGCCTGCACTGACTAATCGTTGTCCTTTGACCACTTTTCCTGTGACTTTAACTTTTACCCTTCCTGACACAGCAACCGGAGGATGTGTTTCATCGCTTCCTGCACCGCTGTTCATCAAGTATGCTGCCGTATCAGAAATCACTCCGAATACGTCTTCTGATAGTTCATATCGAACTGCTCTAATCTCTTTCTTACCGCCCAGTTCTACTACTGTGCCCGGCTCTAAAGCAGTCTCAGATTCGAAACGTTCTGCCAAGTCAGCATATGTCGCTTGCAATCTTGATGCTCCGACTAGTTGCCATATACCTGTGATAGAACCGTTAATTCCTACACCACCTGTAGTGATGCTAGTTGTGCGTAATGCAGTTATGTTACCTGTAGCAATATTAGCATTGCCTGATACAGAGATATTGATAGTGTCTATAGAAGCGGCAGTAAGATTGTTAGTGAATGTAGCGTTATTGGCTGCTAGATTACCTGTTACTGTGACGCTACCAAAAGTTGTTGTTCCGGTGCTACTTGTTGATGCTAATATCAACCACTCACTCGCTACTGCTTCGCCGTCAGACGGGCATACACGCAATGTGTTATCATTGGTATTGAACCATAACTGACCGCGTAATGGATTAGCGGGTGGGGTGCTGTCTGCAAAATTCTCTAATACATGGACGAAATTAGTGTCTAAAGACTGTCCATATCCAGCGTAGTTTCTACCAGGTAGACCTAGTGATGTAGAATCCGTATTGATAGTGCCATCGGCGATGGTCGTCAATACAGTTCCGTCGCTTTTAACAATCGTATATGCCATAGTAAAATAACTCCGCTATCTTATTTATCTCTTATATAGTGATCTGGTTTGTGAGACTTTGTATTCTCACAGTATAATCTATCTGAATTTGACGGTTTAGTGATTTTTGAACCGGGTGAAAGATAACATGGGTCAAAAGTCTAGTTATGACTTCACCGTTGTTATCAGTGCCGTAATTCGCTAATAGTCCTAATTCGTCAAATATAAAACTAGAATCCGTTTGTGTGCTATTATCAAAAGCACCTTGTCCTGCAGGCTCACCGTAATCCAACAAGCATTGAACTAAAATATCAGTATATAATCTACCTGAAGTATGATTCACTGTCATCTTATTTCTTGTGGGATCTAAGTTGAAAACACTGGTATCGTCAACAATCTTTGCGTAGGTTTCGTTATAAAGAGCAGCATTTTGCCCCGTTGTATTCGGGGGAAGGTATGTGATAATACCTGTTTCATCTACGCTAGCACCTCCGTTACCGAAGGCCATCTGATAAATCTCACCGTAACCACGATTGCTTAATGTGTCAGCAAGTGCTTCACTCATATTCTCGTAGTTGATGGCGTTCTTTTTATCTACGAAAACTTCCATTGAATTTGGATCGTAGATTTTCAAGAAACCCTCAATTTTGTAACTTAATGTGATCATTTAATCGTCAGCCCTCTTCTGCACAAAAATCTCTTTCGTGTTAGGGTCAAAAATCTTAACATGTGACGACAGATAAACCCCGCTATTTTCGTTGGGTTTTTTGGAATTTACTTCCTCTTTTTTCTCGTCTGGTTTCAAATTTTGTCCTATAGATTTATTTATCATTTACGTTATATCCGTTCTTAAGAATCTTGCTTGTGAACTATCTGCTATCTGTAACGGATCGCCCTCAGTCGCATTATAAATTCCGGGAATTTTATTCCAAGTTATATCATAATTTATCTGAGTCATACGGTTCTGTTCTAAAAGACCATATACTGTGCTATATACAGGACTATAGACATTGACCATAGAACCGGCTGCGCCCCTTTGAACTTCGATCAAGTTTGCTGCCTGATCCACGCTAAGGATAGTCATGTATTCGCCGTTGATATATATCATCTTACCTTCTAATGTAGTGATAGTCAATATATCACCAGTCTGTATCCAAGTACCGGGCTGTATTTCTACCACTGCCCCTACTCCGGAAACATTGATGCTCAAATAATCTTGATCGATATATCCCAATCTTGCAGGATTATTATTATACACTCTGACTTCTGCGATATCAATTCTATTTGCTAACAATACGATATTGTAAGTACCTGAAGATACTGTAGGTGTAGTATTAGTTTGAGTAACAACATTAGTTACTCTGCTTACATCTCCCACTTTAATCGTAGTAGTGAACTCTCCTACTGATTCTTCTAACCAAGTAGTAGTATCAGAGTTTGCTCTGTATACTTGACCTTCACCGTTAGCATTTACCATCTGTAGATAAGTGTTAGTATCAGGAGTTGCTGAAGGCATCATGCTTGTGATTATTACTGCATCGCCTGGTAATACTTGTGATATGATGCTAACTTCATTAGCGTCATTCAATCTTAGATTACTTGATGCGAGGCGGCGACCGTTTACTGTTACCCACAATCTGTCTACATTATCTTGTTCCCACTGAGTCACTACGATATCAAGTCCAGACATATTTGACAATGAAAGTTCGCTACCATTTCTAGTAGTTGATATGCTGAATTTATTTGTAAATTCGTTTACTTCCTTGATATAGTATTTTTGACCATATATGAGTTGCGGCAATGTTAGATTGTCGCCGGGTTGTTTACCTTCTTCTGTGAAGTACACTGGAGTACCGGATACTAGACCTCTTACGCTAGCAACAACTAGTTCGTTACTGACGGCTTGAGTTGTTCTCTTGTTTTCTAATATCCAACTATATGCCTTCCATATAAAACCGCCGCCTAGATATGCATCTACTATGTTTACAGGACCGCTTGCGCTCAATGGTATGCCTTCTATGTAGTCAAAGATTTTAACTGTATAGTTGTCAACTTTTTCTACAATGAATACAGGGTGATCATTCAACTGCTGTGCACCATTACATCCATCTATCCTAACGATATCATTAGTTTGTAAGTTATGCGGTATGGTTGTAGTGATACGTACAGTTGGTTCTGCTAACGTGATATTATTATTCACTAGACTGATAGGTGTGACTTGCTTATCTGAAGTATCATATTGAGTAGTGAACAGATATTGTCTTTCTGTGTCATTGTAAGTAGTCACTCCGATGTATGAGTTTACGCTAGGTGTCAGAGTAGCAAATGAGATATTGTGATTACCAATGTCGAACGAATACTCATCTGGATCAATTCTTAATCCATCTATCTCAACGATAGCATTTTCTACGTTGTCACCACCCAAATAGTTGTCGTTTAATTCATAAGGACCAGTAACACCCTGACCTTTGACTATTTGTGTCTGCGGTATAGTGAAACCATACTGTATCGGCTCTGAAGGACCAAAGAATGAGTATGATAGATAATCTGTCACTTTACTATAATTCTTAGCAAATATCACTTTAGCATTGATCTGGTTGTTTGCGATACCTACTGCAAAATCATTAGTCACGAATATTGCAGAACCGCTAGCGGTAGTTAGATATATAGGATCTCCCGCTGCATCTTTGATAGTGAATTGTGTAGCATTGATTATCCCACGAACATAATATGTTGTGTTAGGTGTTATGCCACCAAATATAGTATCGCTAAACACGATAGGCTGATCTACTAGTAAACCTTGTGTAGAGTAAGTTGTGATATAATGTGTCGATGCTTGAGTTGACAATACATAATTTGTCAAACCTGAGTTGAGCAATACACCATTATGGAATACTGCTGGTTTAGCATATAGTTCACCTGAAGTATTTGGTAACACGATGCCGCCGCTACTATATCCAACGTTGTTATAGTTGCAGTCTAATGCGATCTCGCTGAATCCAGTAGTTAAGTTAAGTTCGATAGGATCATCATATGTGCTTGACTTGACCAACTGATCGCCATTACCTACTTCGTATACATCGATACGTAATGTATCACCTGTTGCGAAAACATAATTTCCTAATGAGACTGTCTTATTGACCCAGTCTACAGTATATGTCAAGTTAGGTGAGTTCAAGCCAGAATACAATGTTCTGCTAGTACCGTTGTTAACTAAGAACACATTGATGTATGCGGGGTCTTGAACGATACCGTTAAAACTATATTTGTTTGTAACAGTGTCTATAGTATACTCAGTAGATACAACATTGTAACCCACGTGCGCATACTCAGTTGCTGGCCAAGTTGTTCCTGCTCTTGTATTAACAATCATAGTTAATTGATCAGATACGATGCCGGGCACCATTTCTTCTGGACCGTAGCCGCTTAAGAATGGATCACCTTGCACAGTATAGTCAGGATCAGGGCTTGAGAACACCTGAGTGATATCCCATGTAACCGGGTTGGCTGCGATATTTTGAGTTTGTAATATCGTATTATTATTTCCAACAATAGTCCATTGATCTCTTTCTTCAACATACATCACATCGTTTAGATTTTGTGGTGTGCCTGTAAATTTCTGTGTGAAGTTCACGCCGTCTGTAGATACATATACACGGCCACCATTGCCGACTATAACCAATGTATTATCTGCGAACGTGACCGCATTGAAGTCGCTAGGTGAACCTGGCAATGATACTTGCTGCCAAACTACTCCGTCTGGGCTAGTTAACAATCCAGCACTAGTTCCCACTACATAAATCGTATTGAATCCAGATGCCACTCCCTTTAGAGTTCTATCGTTCAATCCTGTAACTCTAGTCCAAAACTCTCCGTCTGTGCTTCTTAATATCAATGCGTCATTGAGCAAGTCTACACCTACTGCGATATAACCAGAGAATGCAGTAGTCTCTACGTAAGAAACATCAAACAAATCTCTAAATTGGTCAAATATCGGGAATCTAAATCTCTCATACCACATCGTAGTATCTGTGCTTGTAAGTATGCTCTTACCTACAGCCACATACAAGCCATCATGATATGTGACAGCATTCAATGGTATGCCCGCCGCGATCAATCTTACTTTGAAGAAGTCTGCTGATTCGGGAGGTGTACCTATAGGTACTACAAATCCATTAGTGCTCCAACGTACTTTATCTACGCTCTTAAATAACGGAGTCGGTGAGTTGGCTGATGTCATCAAGTAAACGTCATCACCCTTAGTGATATCGGTCAACGACAATGTTTGATTTGCTAATGTTGATAGCAACCACTCATCTTGTATTTCAATATCTGCGATTACTGCCGCATAGTTAGGTAAGTTTGCAGGAGCGATGTAATTTTGTCCATCCCATTCAATAGCAGGAACATTAACCTGAGTAGGATCAAATGGTGTATCTACTAATCTAGTATCTATCGGATACTGCTGATCAGGTTCGAATGCGTTACCCTTGTAAGTAGTGTTAGGATATGTCAATCCAGTGAACAATTGTGTCAAGTCTGTACCGGGCATGTTCACATCAGGATCGTAGTAACCCTTAGCACGATCTAATGCATTCAATCTGCGATCACCGCTATTCAATTGTTCCCATTTACCAAACACAAACTCGTCATCGTTATTAGAAACAATACACATCCAAACACGATTGTTATACTTAACTATACTTGGAGTGAATGCGAACGGTTCTGGTAGCAACATGAATGACCCTGGCTTAGTCGCTACAGGATAATTTGTAGTGAACGGGCCTGCTGTACCCACTGTTATCGCTGTACCACCTGGTTCTGTCGCTATGGTAATGTTATTGCTTATTATAGAACGAACATAATAAGTTTGCCCTTCTACTATGCTCAACCCTGTAGGTAAGTTAGTGAATACTATATTATCATTCACTGCTAAACCAGTAACGTTACTCATTGTTATACTAGTAGCAGATATCTGCGTCACGTTTTTCTGTGTGAATCCTTGATACGGGAAATTGATTCCGCTTACTGGTAGTTGCATCAATGGGTCGCTGTATACCTTGAAAGTATTAGTGCCGGTTACTTTCAAGAAATAGTTTGTAGCAGTACCGATCGGTGTTCCGGACTCTATAACTTTTGTGATCTCTCCGTCACTCTCTCTTGGTAATGACCAACTAAACGCACCCGCTTCTATCGCATTGATTCTTGATACCGTTAGTGTCAAATCATTATCAGGTGTAGTACCGCCCAATAATGTTCCCGGTATAGTGATAGTGTTATTTTGTGTGAATCCTAGACCACCGTTGTTTATAACAACACTATAACCGCCCAGTATATATCCAACATCAAATGTAGGATCTGCGATTATTTCTTGATCTAATGTAGCAGTATCGCCAGATGCTGCCAAGACTACTGTAGCACTACCTGCATCAGTCAACGACCCGGTGCCTGTGGCTGTGAATTCCGCTATAAATGCAGTACCTGCTCCTACCGTCAATATACCGGGATTTTCTACTGTGAGGATATCATTGACATTGTATGTAACTCCGGTAGTTCCGGCTATGATGTTCCAGTTAGTAGTTCCTGTAGTATAAATGATGATTTTTTGACCCGGAGTCAATGTCGCTACGTTGTTTATATATGTGGCACCTATAGTTGACCAAGCGGTCGATGGTGTGCCATCACCCACATCACGTATTACGTACTTGTAGCCAGTCGTCAATGATCCTAGTGGTAAGTATGCCTTCAATGAAGGGCTACCTGTACCCAACATAGTTCCATTGCTAACTGTCAGTGATATAGATGCTTCGTCTTTAACTTGGCTTACAGTAAATCGTGTACCGCTTATGATATGTCTAACATAGTAAGTGAATCCTGATACTATACCGCCCAACGGTATCAATGAGAACACTATAGGCATTCCCTCATAGATCATGTTAGTATTGTAATCAGTTGCTACTGTTAATATACCAGTCACAGATGTTGTGTCGGTAGTTACTACTGGAACGAAATAATCTTTGCTTATTTCATATGTTCCTACTCCACCTGTGCCGCTTATGTAACTCTTGATATAGGTATTTGTTTGAACACCGGTACCAGTCACTAATGTGCCTGGATACAACACACCTGAACCACTAGTGATAGATGTGACATTCATCGTAGTTCCAGTGAATGATGCATTGTAGACTAGCGTTGAAGAAGTAGATGATTGACATACTATTTCTACATTTCCTATGTCGTATGCATAATATGTTTTGCCTGATTGTAGTCCACCGATGTTGCTAGGAATATTTGCTCCTACTGTTGCTGACACAGTGAATGGGAATCCGGTATATAAACCTGTTCTGTTTGATGAGAACGCTACATCATTATCCGATAATGTTTGTTCAATGTTCTTTTGTAAAAGATTACCATATGTCAAGTTAGGTGCTGTGATATCTGCATAGTGCTGTGATGTAGGATAGAAAGTAAATTTCTGTCCGTCGACTTGGCCCGGGCTTACTGGTAATGACACTACCATAGTGCAACTACCTGTAGCGTTGGTCAACTGCTTAACACTAGCCTGACTAGTGATGAAACAATAATTGCCATTTGCCGGAGCAACAACACCCGTGTTGAATGTGCTACCGCCTGGTGTGGTGCTTATAGTGATCACGTTGATACCTATACTCTTAATATAGTATATCACTTGTCGTTGTATGTTTCCAAATGTATCTACTGCTTCGCCATTAATTGACATACTATCGAATACGATAGGATCATTGACTTCTAAACCATTTGTGTTTTGTACTATTATCTGGCTTGCCGCATTCATCTCTAACACACGTACTGTAGCCGGATCAGGGGTTTCTGACAACGTGAATAGTTCACTGCCCAGTACTGAGACTACGTAATAAATCTTGTCTGCTTCTAGTCCACCGAATATTGTTCCTGTGAAGTATACCGGCAAGTTTGTGTATAGCCCGTTAGTTCCACCGGTACCTATAGCAGTCAATTCTACTTTGACTGCATCGTTGCTTTGAGTAGTTGCTGTTACATTTCTGTAACCTGAATATATTGTAGTGATCTCAGCAGTATCTATGACTTGCGCTGTGAACATCTTCATATCTAAGTATGAGTTCGGGGTCAATGCTAGTGTGCTACCGCCCTGTGTCAAACTAATCTTGAATCCGCTAAGACTTACGATTTCAGAAATATAGTATGTCTGACCTGCTATGATCTGCGGGCCAGTGACACCAGTGAATTTTACTGGCATACCAATAGTGAAACCTACAGTAGATCCAGATGGGTTTTCGTCTCCGGGGCTACTAGTATATACTAACTTAATTTCATTATTAGATACGATATAGTCGATTGATCTCTCAAATGACGACCATTCTATATCTCTATCATTAGTTATGTTCACTATAGGAAATGCAGTTCCCTGTGCGCTTGATAATATTCTGTTGATATCAGGTTGAACGGATGCCAATGACACCTCACTACTTGCACCTTCTAATGTATAACTGACGAATTCAGAACCATAGAAAGTGTTAGCAGTCCAGTCAGATACTTGTGTATTGTATGTTGTTCTGTCGAAACGCAACGTGATATTGTTTTCTCTGATCGGAGTGCTTGATGTGATAGGTACTGCTCTAGCACCAAACTCAAAGTTTTGAGTTCCTGTACCTTGAGTCAAGAATTTTACGCGATTATTATCGTTCAACGCATCAGCATATGTTGTATACAATGCTAATGTAGTTGTAGGACTTGAACTCAACACGTTGATATAATAGTATTGTTTGTTTGCTAATCCACCTACGTTTTCTGTGCCTTCAACATAACGAACTAGATCACCTGTCACCAATATTGGTGCATAGATATCGATAGTATTGTTAGCAACACTAACGTTACTGCTATTGAATGAGAATCTCTCAGCAGGATCTATCACGATCTCTGGCGTCACAGCATAACCTTGACCCGGATCAATGACATTAATTGCCACAACGCTACCTAGACTCATCACTGCTTCAAGCACAGCCTCTTGTTTAGGTTCTGGATATATCGTAGTATCAATAGACGCTAAGATTCTTGGTGGGTTGGCATAGTTTCTACCTGTGTCTAATACTAAGACTCCTGGCAAATCTATACGTATTTGTGCGCCTGGTAGATGATCAGTGATTGTAGTTTGGTCTACACCTCTAGTCAAACCAGTGATCAATCCCGTGCCTCTATCTACGTTAGCATAACTTATTTTTTCTTCACCGATAATCACAGTACCGTTAACTGGGAATCCTTGTGGATTATCTACGATCATATTCTGACTTGATAATGTCAAGTATGATTCAAGTTTTGCTATATGATAGTTTTCTTGACCTGTTAAACTGACACCATAGTTGTTAAACCATTCAGTATATTTTTCGTTAGTCCATACTGAATCATCTGGTAAAAACTCATAATCTGTATTTGGATTGCTGTATACGAGTTCCGGACTGACGAACTTATCGATATTGGTATCATAAGTTGCAGGTAGATCAAAGTCAGTCAATGTGCCTGGATATACATCAGTTCTTTCATAGTCGAATGAGAATTCTTTGATCACTACGTGATAAGGTTTAGTCTCATTGATATAACCTTCTAGGAACTGTTCGTTATCGCTGACGAAATTCTTTAATTCTCTCAGTTCGCGAACTTTGTGTGATACATCAATCAATGATGTCTTATTCAACCATGGCAAGTAGTTTTGATTTTCTATAGTCTCTTCTTGGATATACTCAAACAATAGTATCAAACTCTTGTTTCTGTATATCAATAATTCACTAGTATAAATCTGCTCGTTCAATGCACGTATGATCCAACGTGTTTCTTCGCTCGGGAACACATCGAAACTATCTGTATCATAGAACGTGCCGCCGAAACCATATCCAGCCGCAGAATAATCATATAATTCATCTTTGAATCTGATAGTACCGTTCTGTAATCCAATTCTAGTCCATACGCCTTCACCGTCATAACGATATGTTTCAGCAGATCCATTGCTGTTTTGTGCTACAGTTACTATAGTTCCTATAGAGACTTCCAATGTAGACAGGTCAGCATACACTTGAACCTGTAATACTGCCTTAGTGTTGTTATCGTAGCCAGGTGCCCACCAGTTGATGTTTTCCCAATAGTCTGTAGTATCATAATATCTTCCTGAGGTATTCAAGAAGTTGAATGATCTAATCTCAGATATAGGATACAATGCCATGATAGTATTGGCATATTGTAGATAATTCTGTATCGCTTTATAGCGATTATAGAAGAAACTTTGTCTTGGTCTTGCTAATACGCCTGATTGAACTGCTTTTGGTAAGAACGGATCTGGCACCACAGCACCAGTCTCGTCAACACCGCTCATACTATCTAACAGTCTATCGTATAATGTTTGAGGTGTGACATACCCTCTTGTTCCGGGAACACCGGGCAAGAAATCATCGGGGAAATCTTGACGAATCAATGTAAACTGTTGATGCGCAGGATTGTCTTGGCTACCGGTGCTATAGCCTAATTGCAATACAGTATCATTAGAATTTAAGAATGGCTTTACGTTATACAATGCTACTGCATCAGGTCTGACTGGTGCCATATAACTGATACCGGATGATTTTGGATTGATCAAATATTGCGTTATGTTTATATCAGATAATGACTTACCATTGTAAATGATGCCTGTGTTTCTTACCCAGAAATAATATACAGGTACTATAGTATTTGAACTATTCAATACTGTTTGTACAGTATAACTAGAGATATCTTTAGGAGTTCCTGGGCCAGTATATGCAGAAGGCTGCACAGTACTGCCTACCCAACTGTATACTGCAACATCGCTGCCTGGGAATAATGAGCCCCAATAACGTGCGTTATAACTGTTGTCGTTTTGATGATAATCGACATAACGTATATTTGATGTGTCGAACCATATAGTTCCTAATTGTGCTTCGCCCCATACTAGTGTTGCAGTAGCGGCTGAGTTGTTATAACCTGCAGGATCGATATTAGATATTACATCTATATTTTGTCTGATCGCTCCTAATAATTTACCCTGCAATGGATCCATGTAATCTAAATTGCTGAGTGTATTGTTAGTCTCTGCGCTGAACAGTTGTACATTATAAACCTTGTCGATGTCAACGACAGGGCTAGTCTGTCTCAAAACTATCCAGTTTGTAGTACCTAATGTGTTATCATATATCACTACTTGTCCGTCTAGGTCTTCTGGTCTATAGTCAGGAGATCCTATAACAATTCTTCCAGCAGACCAATCTAGAGCAGAACCGTATCTAGGTTGAGCACCATAATCTAGGCTAGTATCATTTACGCTTTGAGCATAAGTGTAATTACCTATGTTCAATAGCGATTCATTATAGTTACTTAGATAGTCATATGCGTATACAGCACCTGCGTTTGCAAATGAGTCTAAGAATTGTGTTGAATTATTATCAAAGATTGTATCATTTTGATAATTTTCATCATCAATAAAATCAAAAGTAGTTAGCGCATAACGAGTACCAGATGGTGCGCTAATTGCTACGCTATTGTGTTCGTTAAACTTGATCACAGTGCCGAACTGGCTAGGTCCGGTCAAGTGCGGATTGAGTATGGTCTGTGTCTTAGCATAGAGTTGAAACCCTAACTCAGACAATGTAACATTGTTTGTCACTGATATCAATAATTCTTGATTGCTTAATGCTAGATTAGAATTAATTAGGCTAATGGTTAATTTAGAACCGTTCGCAGATGCAACTACATTTGTGATCGTAGCATTATTGATAGCCGATGCGGCCGCACTCGCATTGCCGGCTGGTATGCTTACTAAGTAACCATTTATCAATAATTGTCTAGTAGTCGTTACGTTTACATCTGAAGTGCTAGTGATTGTTCCGAATCTTGCAGACCCGTTGGTATATCTAGTCACTGATCCTTCCGAATTAATAGAACTAATATAGAAAGGAGCACCTATTAATATTTCAGTAGCAAAGGTGTTGCTATCGACACAATGTCCAAACTGCGGGCCTATTCTAGTATTGTCTTCTGAGACATTCATCTCTTGTATTTTGACGAACTGATTGCCACTTACTGTGATGATATCACCTACTGCATAAGTGCCGGTAAAAATAAACGTAGTTCCGGAGAACGAATAATCGCTAGGATCTATAACGATTCCATTTTTAGAAACTGTCAGTGGTAACCCTACAGTAGGGCTCCATGCTAGTGTGAATGTCAACGGGGCTGTTGTTCCTATGGGTACTTCATAATTCTGTACTAATCTATTGTATACATATGAACGACCTTGATTCACCACATCTAAATCTTTGCTTGGTGCACCTACGACTAGTATAGTGCCATCATTATTAGTGGACAATGAATAACCAAATCTATCTATTGTAGCGTCCCCGTCAATAGTAGCGACATATTGATAATCGCAACGTATAGCCGTGCCCTCGCCTGTCGGTGTTGTCGTTCCGTCCCACTTAAGGTATATGCCTGTTTCATTAGCGATAGGTTCAAGTGCTAGATCAACCCAATTAACTGTGCCAGGATCAAGTATCTGATATGTCGCCGCGGCGTCAAGAACAGTGGTATTATCTACATCGATGATCTGATTTCTCTTGCGCAATACATGTACTTTGTTTCTTGTGCCTATAGGATTTTCATTGTAGTCGCTTATGAACAACCAATTAGTATCACCTGACAGTGCCAATCCCTTACCGAAATTAGTTATAGAAGCACCTATGCTTGATGCTAATATTTCTTGATATAATATGATGTTATCAGTGACTCTTGTATCGTTTACAGTATACAATGAAACTTTAGGTGTGTTCTCTGGTTGTGAGATTGCTACTATGTTCTGCTCATGAACTATAGTAGTACCGAAAGTTGTGACCCCGGACAATATCTCATCAAGATCATAATCACCAGTGGTTGCATCAAACTGATAACGATATACCTTACCCAAGTTAGGATCACTAAACAAATAATCTATGAGTGGAGTGTACGCTACCGCGGAACCAAACTTCTGACTATTTTCTTTTGTGAATTCTCGCTGATATTTAAAGTTTATGTTCTTGCGATATACTGCCCAACCTCCGTCATTATTCTCATCTACCCAAACTGTATTCTTTGTGAATTCATTGTTCAATAACGGTAGATTTTGTACATTGCCGGGCTTAGTAACTCTTTGTGAGGCGAATCTCAATGCTGCCCCTTCACCTACAACCGCTCTCACGCTAGGAGATAACGTCAACGTTATCAATACTTCTTTAGGACCAATAATATTATTTGCTACATAGTAACCGTTTACTGAGCCGTCAAAATTGATGATAGCAAATATATCATAACGATTCAAGTTATGATTATCGGCAAATCGAACTGTGCTAGTCCCGTTTAAATTGTTGCGAACTAACAATACTCTACCGACGCTAGATGGTGTCATTATCTGCCAACTTGCTTTATAGTCAGCAAGCCATACATAATCGCCGACATTAAGTTGTGATAACGATACAGTTAGACCGTCTTTACCCACAGCAGTTGGTAGATTGCTATAGAAATATGCTGACATCTTAACATCGTTTACGTTTACATATCCCGCTGTAGGGAATGTTGCGCTAGGAATGTCTGAAGTTACTTCAGGTAGTATATTAGGATCGGTGACAGGTCTGCCGTAATTAAACAATGAATATAACGGTACTAATTGTTGTGCACCTTCTATATCATTGCCGTCAGTGATACCTACAATAGACGGGTTGTTTGAGAGATTAGATTCTTTTAATCTGAACTGAACAAAGTTATCGTTCAACGTACCGCCGAACGTGCCTTGCATTATAGCCCAGTTTTCATAGACATCATAATCGATTCCGCCTTGCGGTAAGTTTGCACCCTTGAATGCCTTCACTGCATTCAATGTTCCTTTTTCTCTGATTAGATTTTTGTAAACATTTACCTGTGTGATATCTGTCAAGTCTGCGCTTGCCATGTACTCACGTGGTCTGAATCCTATCAAACTAAAACTCAACAAGTCTGCATCTTGTTCTAGGTTTGCTTTATTTGCATTATAGTACAATGCGCTTTCATAACTACGTGTGCTACTGTTAGGTAGCAATCCTTTTTGAACTTCATCGTAGTCAGTTTCTTTCCATTCATCTTCTTTGAATTTTAGATTTGGTTGTACTATCTTCAATGCTGTGAAGTATTTGTTCTTGTACTTGATGATGGCACCCTTAGTATATTTTAATCCGGGTACCCACTCTTGTATGTTATCTTGATTATAGATGAATCCTGATGCGAACAATGTACCGTTCCATTCACCGCTCTTAGTGCCGCGAACATAGATACGATTTTGTTTCAATCCAGATTCCAAGTTGTAGATAGTGTCGTTGAACAATGTCTCATTTTGAAATACGACCGCATGTTCAATATTGCTCAAACTAAATTGACCATATGATACTGCATCACCTTCATTTAATGGTGATATGCTAAATCTAGTACCATCTCTGAAAATGCTCAAATCTTTATTTTGTATTGGATACATATTATTGTTCAATACAAAATTACTGTTATCATATGTCAATGGCTGGACAACTTGACTTTCTTTATCGATAGTCAACTTTCTAGCAGAAGGATTCAATGTGATAATGCTACCGTCGATAAATCCAGTTTGTGTCCAATACAAGAATTCTGCTACCATTTGATTCCAAGTGATAGCAACGTTTTGTATCTGATCATCAAACACTGCTCCATTGGCTGTTAGCCAAGCACCATAACTCATCAAGAATTGGCTTACATCTTGCAGACTGTAATAGATTGTACCATATGGCACGATCTCTTCTTCGCTAGAATAATTGTCTGCTACATTTACCGTTGCATCTTGAACAGTGACTCTTTTCTTAGGACCGTTCAATATAGGCTTCAATATTTTAAAGAATGCTGTAGTCTGGCTGTTGCCGAACACAGCATAACCCTCTTGCATTTTTTGTACTACAACACCAGAATATATCAACTTAGTCATAGGTTGATTCTGATATAGTAGAATCTGATAACTTTCGTCAGGAATCAACAATGAACTATTACGTGACTCAGGTGTTCCCTTCTCAACGAAAAACTTCAATAGTGTCTTGTCGCTAAAACCTGCTAAACGATATACCAATCTTACATCAAGATTAGTTAGCAATTCTTTGATATTCTTAGTAGCATCAACGCCCAATTGTTTTTCGTAGTCAACTACCCAGTTGATATAACTTGTCTTGGCAGTACCATTACCATAAATTTCTATGTTGGCTGGTACTAAGTGATTTCTTTCATTGACCAAGAATTGATTGAACTCAGCGTTATATTTGTAGTTGTCTAAGTCAGCACCCAAATTAAAGAATGCTGCTGGCTTCAATAATGCCTCAAGTCTCATTAGATCGAAAGGATATGTAGAACTCTTACGATATGAATATTCTACAGGTGCGTCATCACCTACTCTCCAGTCGCGCTTAAATGTCAGTTGGTTGTAGTTACCTATGACTGCATCTATTGGTTGTCTTAGTTCTCCTTGACTATCAACAGGAATTATCTCTAGCAATCCCGGTCTCTTATATAGTGTTCTTACTACTGGTTGACCGCCATTGTAATCAATACCGTTTTGTAGGTCAGTCCACAAAATTAAGTTATTGCTTGTGTATGGGGCAGGACCATAACGATCTTCCCACCAGACAGGCTTATTTGCATAACCGATCATATCCCACGGTGTCAAATTTGGTGTAGAAGTATCATACAAGTATTCGTATATACCTCTCCAATATCCTTGCAACACTGTGCTATTATCTAATTTTAAACTACTGTCTCTGTAGTTGTATGTATAAGGATCGTTAGCGTTATATAATTGTGTTTTGTAATCAAGTCTATTTTGACCGATCCAATCTAAGAAATTCTTACTATATATTTCTGTGAATTCAACATATGATAATGCTGTGTCGCGGAAATAACCCGGAACGATTTCAGCAGTTTCGATAGGTAATGTTCTACTTAGTTTGATGTTATTATAAACTCTAGTCTCAAACTCTAATAACACTTGATCTCTGAAGTCTACTAACATTCCTAGAGTTTCATTATAATCACCATATAGTTTATTATATGAGCCATCATGACCCTGTATGAAATAAGTAGGTTCTATGTATGTATTATCCAATACTACTGAAGGTAGATATAATGGATATAGACCCAACTTAGTTGGAGTGTTGGGGATATAAGAACCATAAGTTTGATTATATTCTTTGACTATGATTTTATCATTGGTTTGTAAAAACACGTTGACTGTCACGCTAGGACTATCTATGCTTACTACATAATCTGTGCCTCTTACTAATTGCTTAGTAACTACGATGCCCTGTATCTTTCTTTGTAGATAAACTAGAACACCATCATAGTTAGCAGTACTAAAATCGTAAATCTTGCTTAATGGAAATACACTAGTCTCTGCTTGATTATTAAAGTTATATGTCTGACTGATATATGGTGCCTTGTTAGGTATCATGTCAGACCAGAAGAATGGTTGGTCTTGGCTCTTGACTGAAGTTATAGTATCCAATGCTAGATCAAGTATAAGCGCCGGATCATATTTTTGCTGAATGTTAAGTTTGTCTGTGGTATCGACTAATAATGTCTTGAACTTGATATATTCTCTGCTGTTGAATAATAGAGAATCAAATAAGTTATGTCTTGGGTTACGCAAGAATGCGCCGGGCAATACAAGGCTTGCGCTATTCTGTATGATTCTATTGCCCCATGGTACCATGTTACCTAGATCGCGATAATTGTTAGAACCAAACATCACGCCTGATGTGTCTGGATTATTATCAAAAATAGTTTGATAATGACCGCGTATGTCACCGATGTCTACATTATCTGGATTGCTATTGAATGGGTTGTTGCTTAAGTTGATAGGTATAGTGTAATAAGCATCTGCACTTACCTTGTTACTCAATATCAACACTTCAATAGGTGTGTCTATATCTTCAGACAACTTGATAGTGATCACTGTAGAATCGATCTTGTTTTCTACAGTATAATCTGTACCCAATGTCAATATATTATTGTTGTTGTAAACTTCGAGGCTAGGCCATATCGTTGTATCAACACTTAATTGCGGTACGTCTACAGTCACTACATAATCAAAAGTCTGTTCTGGCTCTAAGACTAATGCAGGATCATTCGCAACATATTCAAATTGAAATACTTGATACTGTGTACTTGGTGCTACTGCTGTCTGCCAGCCGATCAATCTATCATATTCATCTCTGGTATTGTAATCATAAACAAATCCATTATTTACATATGAAGTGACTGAGCTTCCATTGTCGATATAATCAAATTGCTGTGTATATAATGACACTTCAAATGAGATATCACCTACGTTGTTAATAGAACTAAAACTGATAGGGAATCCTAGAATAGTGTCATTTATACCTTCACTGATCTTGTAATTAAACAGTTTACATCCAGTAAATGACGAACTGTTGTAGACAGTTTCATCACCATAACTTATGCCGTTTTCATCAAAGATATCAAATAACGGTGCTTGGTTAACTGTTTGTTTCTGTTGTGCTTGCTTATATTCATCACTATCGAAATAGAAAGTTTTTCCTTTATTAGAGAAACCTTTCTCAACGCTGAACATGTCGTTTTCTAAAACTAAGCCGTCTTCTGCTTCAGTCAATGTGATGACTGGATATGATTCTGATCCAGTGTTGTTGAAGCCCACAACATAAATCTTGTTTCTTATCAATAGGTTTTCATCTGCTGCGAACACAACTCTAGCGCCGGGAAACAACAATAAATCAGTATTGTCTTTTGTGCTTGCTACAAATGATGCACTGGTCACTGCCGAAACTATGTTGTTAGATGGTATAGGCCAGTATACAGTCATCTGATAAGGATCTGTATTTTCTATAGAAAGTATTCTAGTACCTATAGGCAACGCGCTTGGATTATTCAATCTTAGATCATTTATCCATTGACCTTGACTAAATGTGCCCGTGACATGATCTGGATCGATAGTTACTGTCGTGGTAGTTTTTTGTTTTACAGTTCCGTTACCCTGTATAGCAGTACCCGTACCAATAGCAGGGCCGCTAGCAGTAAATGTGCCACCTATTATAGGAGTACCGACATAGCCTATATTATTCCACTGAGTGGTACCCAATGAAGTGATCGTATACATTTGACCAGATGCAAGTTCATCAGAATTCAATACACCGGCAAGTGATGTTTGGAACAATACTTTGAGCGCAGTACCGTTGCCGGTACCTGTACCTGATTGTTTTGCTGTAAATTTATTGCCCACCGAATATGAGACTGGGGTAGTAGTAGTACCAGCGATAAAATTCCAATTAGCCTGTGTAGTGGTACCCAAATCTGTTATGATATATTCTACACCTATTTCAAATCCACCATCTTGATCTTGTATTGCACCCAATGATTGCCAAGTGACAGTAGAAGTCGATCCTAAAGTCTCTATAGCATAATATTGATCTATCAATAAATTGGCTACAGTGATAGGTGTGTTGTTAGAATTTACAGTTCCTTGATATGCGGTATATGTTTGTACATCAGGATAATAATTCTGTTGATTCTCTACATACTCAAATGCATTGGTTGTTCTAGTATCAACAAAATCTACAGCAGTTTTACCTATAGTACCTGAGTTGAATAATTTTAAGTTAGGATAAAATTCAAGTATAGGTCTTTTTGCTTTATTTGTTGATTTGGCATATTCATCAAGTATGGCTGAGTTATCGTTATAATCCGCAGTCGCTTGTATGACTTGTATATGGAACCAACGATTGCTACGCGCCCATGCATTTTTGTTAATGCTATTTCTTGCTATTGTGATATAGTCTGAATTGTTAGGTATATTTAAACCTTCATCAAACGGTCCTATGTCATATGGTAATATATCATATGGGCTGTATGTTGATGTAGTGAAGGGCTCCGGAACTTCCAATGAAGTCACAGATATTAATTCTATAGCAGTGCCCACACCTTCTACATAGTATTCACCACTTAGATAACTTCGTGGTATGACATCTCCATCAAATGAGACTTTCAAACCATTAGTGAATACTACACCATTCTTTGATGTATAATTCGTTTTACCTAATATATCAGCGTCAACATCGATCAAGTTAGTCTCATTGTTTTCAATCAATTTGATGACGCCTACTCTGTTAGGATTAGTACCGTCTTGATAATATAATGTGTCTAATGGGGCAGAGATGTACGGTAATTCTTGTATCACACCAGTAGAATTTTTAACGAAATGCAGTCCAACATATTGTGTACCGTATTGCGGTGTGATCTTTTGTTCGATAGGTATAGAACCTGCAGGTCTTAGGCTAAGAACAGGATCATCTGCATCACCCAAGAATACTACAGTATAGAATGTGTCGTTTACTTGAGTATAAAATCCTTGCTCATACAATCCTTGATTGATTCTAACAGTCATAGAACCGCTAGCGGGGCTAGTAGGTAAGAACGTAGGACCATTTAATGATTGGCTTATAGTGATTTGATTTGTTCCAGTATTAATACCAGTCACATAATAAATGTCTGGATTAAATGGGATTACAAAGCCGTTGCCTGCATCGTTTGCGGCTGCTGTGAATATAGTACCTTCTTGTATAGGATAGACATTGATATTACTTCTAGCAACAGTTTGGTTGATGCTTACTGTATATGTAGGTATGCTCACTGTTCCTGAACCTGAACCCACAGCAGTAGCCGTAAACAATGTGTTCACGCTTGGCTGTAATGTCATAGGACCAGTGACGACCTGTGTCTTGTTTATAACATATGTGTTAGCCGTAGTACCTTGACTTACGATGTAAGTACCTTTTACTATGCCGGGACCTGTTATATAAGATCCTACATTGACTGCACCTGATGATATACTGTTCACAGTCAACACAGTACCTACTATGCTACCGTTGATAACGCCAGAAGCAGGAGCGCCCATCGCTGTGAAGTCGGTTGTATTTCCTGCACCGTCTACAAATGATCTTACAAGATATGAATCACCTACTGTGACACTTGACGCATTCAAATAATTATTGTTGGTAGCAATCTCATCAAAATCAAGAATCTTGGTGCCTGTAGTTACGCCTGAACCATTTAATGTATCACCTATACTGAATGAACCAGAAACAGTTTTATAAACTCTTAACTGTGTACCTACAATCTGTGCGTCTACTATTGCGCTTGATGCTACGCCAAGATTGATCCAGTTACTCGTTCCCACTTGATCGATGAAATATTTCTTTCCTACAATCAAACTATTGGTAGATATAGCATTTTCTACGTCAGCATTATATGCCTGTATACCACCAAAACCAGTTCCTACAAATGTTACAGTCTGTCCTATCTGTAATTGTGAAACGTTGCTTACTGTGATCGCACCTAATCCATTTATCGAACTAGCATTGATAGTCAGCGGTGAGGAAATAGATCCTGTATTTCTATCATATGCTGATTGATCAAAGAATGAACTAACATAGCCTATCTCGTTAGTTACGCCGGTATTGTAGAACATAACTGTTCTACCATTTAGTGCCGTGACCCCATCAATACCGCCAATGTCTGCTAATCTTGCACCATTGATCTGGCTAAAAGGTCTTGTGCTAACAACACCTACTGTATTATTACCGGGGTAATTGAATTCATTCTGTGCATCTTTTTGAGGTACTTGAAATGATACTACGCCGCGGTCTTCACCGTTGTTGTTAACGCCGTATACGTCTCTAGTATTTAAATTAGGCTGCGTAGGACTATAGCCTGTTACTCCCGGCTCGCCCTGTATCCAAAATCTTGTGTTTTGATCTACTATAAAATTATATGTACCACCTCTTAATAAGGTGATTGTTGGATTATTAGTACCAACACCTGCGCCTACTGCTCTGATATTGTATGCTTCTGGCAGTGAATTGACTATGTAATCGTTTTCTGTAAAGACAGTTGAAGCCGCAACTATTACGGCGGGAGGACCGTCAGGTAACCAGTAATACTGATTATAGTTGATGATCTTATCTAAGTTAGTAAAACTGTCCCAACTATAGAACTGACTTTCAAATAACTCATCGTTTCTACTAGTGATAGCACCTTGCAACTTCAATGAGTCAATTATGCCAGGATAACTAATAAAATCGTAGGCAGTAGTTTCATTGTCCTTTAAGAATACTACACCCGGTTCTAATTGATAATCTCTACGAACTTTATTTGGTTCTGTTACATAGTAATCTTTAGCGTCAACACCATAACCAAATTTACTACCCACGAATCCTTGTATAGTTTGTGTTACAGGAGGATTGACTAATTGGTCGAGCGTGGCTGCTAAGAACTGACTATTAGTTTCAGTTTGGAATATGCCCGGTAAAAATTCTAGTGTACGTATTCTGGTCATCTTATGCTACTTGTAATTGATCTGGTGTTAATGCTGATATTACTAAAATGCTATCTGCTACTGCACCATTGACGAATATTTCATACGGCTTACATTTGATCTCATATAATGTACCGAATGGCTCAGTGGGATCATTTGGTACCAATACTGCTGAACTGATCAAATCACCTAATTCATTGTGTAGATATGCGCTGAGTTCACTGAAATAGAATGTGTCTCCGAAATTCCAATTATTAATATCGAAATAAGTGTTCATCGCTGATAACACCGCACTACGTATTTCACTTTCACTCGCTGTAGTATCACTAGTCTTAATCACTTTAATAGTTCCTCTTAGCGCCGGCACTGCTTTGGGTCCAAACAATGGCTTGAACACTACACTATTTAATACCACAGAATCACTCAACATTTTGTAATCTTGAACCTGACCATACGCCGCACTTAATTCTGCGATAGTTGGTCTACTTGGTTCTGGTACTGTGTCTGTAGTATCTTGAATATAATTCTGATATTGTGTATAATAAGCCTGTGTCACAACATACAAATCGATTATATTAGTAGTTGCAGGGTCTATGCGAGTAGTGTTGTTGCTATTATGGCGATATTGATAACTTAAACCCTGACGGCCCGGTTTTACAAGATAATTTGTTTGTTCCGTAAGCACGTAACTAGTCTGTGTTACTGTGATGTCCTGTACTGTCTTATAAAATTTATTATCAGTGTAAGCATAGAACAATTGTCCTACAGGATAATCATATTTTACAATTTCAATTTGATTTTTTACTGAGTATTGATAATTAACATCGGTGCTTGGTAAGAGTTGTAATCTTGTTAGATTGACTGCATCCTGTACTATTTCAAAAAATGCATACTTACCGATGTTAGTGCTTCCGGGCACAATGCCGGTTAATTCTTCAAAGAAGTCTGGATTCAACACTAGCACTCTATTATTAACATCTGTGCTTGCAATCTCTACTTCAAAATCATTTACATAACCGTCGCTTTCAACAGTTTGACCTATGATGTTAACCTTTGTATCTTTGCCTATCGCATTAACAGTATTAGGTTGAGTATTGATACCCAAAACATTGATAAAGTCTTGTAGTATCTTTCCTGAGAAAGGATCATATACAAGTTCGTTCAATGCATAAGTGAAACGTGTTTCATCGACACTACCGAAATAATAACGCAATGATTTGAATAATACAGTCCATCTATTTTCACCGATGTTTTGAAACTTAACGAACCAATTTGGATCGTTTGCACTGCTTATTTCCCAACGCGGTTGATTAATCGTGCGATTGTTGTAAAATACTAAAGTAAAATTTCTTTGTAATTCTACTTGCTGTATCGCTTGCTGTATAACCTGTACAGGGAAAGCGTTATCAAACGCAGGGATAACAGTAGTGAGTATAGCACCACCAGGAACATAACCATTTAATGTCACTGGACCTATACCGTTGCTGAAATTTCCTTGACCAGTATTGCTGCCGTCACCTGCCACATTTAACACAGTTGTCCATATGAAACTGCTATCACTTGGGCCCGGTAGTCCTGGTGCTAGACGATTATTTTTATCAAAATAATAACCGGACGGTGCTATGAATTTAACCAACGCACCTTTAGTAACATACTTGACATTGTTAGTTGAAAAAGTACCTATCATGATAGGTGTTTCCACAGTATTATCTAGTATATAAAAATATCCGTTCTCACTACTACCGTTAACGTTACTAGTATTCCAATATACTGTGCCATCACCTGACGCTTGGTCGATACTAAATCTTTGATAATGTGTGTTTGTAGGATCGTCGGTAGCATTTAGATAAAATTGTGTCGCTCTATTCTGTGCTAACGTACCGGTCAATGTATCGGCTAAGAATGATATGATAGTGCTTGTATTATTGACATTTAATTCTAAGAATCCATTATCACTATCACTCCATAATCCACCATCACTGCCTATGCTATTGATGCTTGAATATTTGCCTGTTGGATCAAGCAAATCTAAATTCTTTGACACACCGATACTACTGCGATTGACCGCTTTTGATTTGATGATAGAACTGTATAATGTATATGGGAAGTTATTATAGTCTTCGCCATTAACCATACGATTCTGTGTATAATAACGTGTTGGTGCGCGTTGCTTGATGCTCGGCAAACTCTCACGTGCCTGTGCATTACTCACGGGTTGTGTTAATTCTAATCCTACTGTCAATGTCTCAGCACGACCTTCGCGGCTGATGTATGTGAATGCTACACTAATACCCTGCATCTCACTAGGATCTACAGTGTATGTCAATCCATTACTTGCGCGAACGTATGCACGAAATGTTCCTACTGGAATGTTGCTGAACACACCATCACCGAAATTATATGTGACTTGATCGTTAAATCTTGAACTTACACTAAAAATACTCTTCTTGCTAGTCTCTGTCTGCAAGTATGCGTCAGCATAAACGTTATCGACTTTATTCCATAATGTTCTTGTGTTATTATTAGTGTTTAATTGATATAACCAAGTATCTGTATTATTAATACCTTGTATGTTGACATCTACTGTCTGATTGGAGATCTGTTGCTCAAGAACGAAATCATAGTTGTTTAAAATACCTTGCTTGAAATAAAAGAAGTAACCAGTATTTGCGCTAGCGAATCCTAATCTATCATTTTGATAGAGCATATTGAAACGACCTGTAGGGGCCGGGGGAATCTCGTAAAGATAACTCTCGTCTATGCTAGTCACACTAACTAATTCAAAATCCATAGTCTTACCATCGACTGTGCTAGTGAATGGTACTATAGGCAGTGTGCCATCAGGTATTTGTAGGCTATATTCAGCAGTTGTGATACCTAATAGGTCAGATATATTTCCGGGCTTACCTACTCTTTGTGTACTGACCAATGCTGAATTGATGATAGTGTTGAATTGTTCGAACCAACTTGGATTCGCAGGATCATTCCATAATATAGGAAGATTCCCTAGATTCACGCCATTCAAGTCTGTGATATTCTGGGTGGTCTGTATGCTTGTTACTTTTAGTACACCCTCTGAGCATAGATTGCGTTTAGGGGTATAACTAACAAGATTGGCTAATTTGATGACGCTATCGCGGCGTTCTGCTGTATCGATGAAGTTTTCGCGAGCATTCAAGTCATTTCTGAATGCTAGACCCTGCCCCATGAATGCCATGACATCAAGCAATGCGATAAACTCGCTTGATTCAATATAATCGTTAAACGTTTCCGGGTAGTAAACGCGAAGGTAATCTATGAAACTCTTACGTAGTGTTTCATAATCGTAACTGCGGAAGTCTGCTTCTCGGAAGGTCTGATAAATCGCCTTCCAATCGTTAATTCCGAATAACGCTGCTTGTCTTGAACTCTTAGCCATAGTTTATCTCTGATTTGAGTATTTATCAAACCTGAAAAACCGTGTTTTTAAGATTGGATAGATGCTTTATTCGTGTTGCTATTGAAAAACACGCTGAGTAATAATGCTTGATTATACGGCTGAATTCCTAATTGCACTTCCATCAATATGCCATTTTCTTTAGGAAATGCTCTGACATAATCGATTAATATTCTAGGATCACTGCTAGCAACTCGTCTGATTTCTTGTTCTAATGCTATTTGTACATCGCTGGTGTTAGGTTCGAACACGAAATTCCATAAAGTAGTACCGTAACTAGGTTTTCCTACTTTCTCTCCGCGTCGGATGTTTAATGCATTAATGAAATCTTGTATGACTAACTGCTGATCAGTTAACTTAAATTTCTTACCGGGAACTAACCCCTGAGTGATGGTTCCCACGCCACCCGCTACACCTACGCTAAGGTTGGTTGATTTTGGTTTATTAGCATTGAGTGTGCTGAATCCGATATATTCTGACATAACTTTATTTATTTACCTTACGCAGACTGGGTTGGCGTACCATATATGGCAGCGGCGATTAGTGGATAATCTTTGTCCAAATCTTCTAATTCTTGCACAGTAGATTCCCATGTTGCTATAGCATCATCATATGCATCTTTGGCCTCATCGATTGAGGGGTCACCCGGTGGTAATGTATTTTGTGCGGTCAACCATTCGTCAAGTGCGATTGCTATGTTGTTTTCATCTTCAAGACGTTGAAGCACTAATTCACCTTGTGCCAAAATGTATTCAGTCTTTTGAGTATCAAAGTCTGCCGCTATACCCTTAACGGCTTCATCTACTTCACCAAAGTTCGGCGCCGGTATACCAGGATCTCCTAATGTGCTGGATATAGCATCAGTTAGGCTTGCTCTGTCAGTTGTATTCAAGGCAATACTTGGAATCTTGATTCCCGATCCAGATGATGTCAATGAGGACAACGCAGATTGTAACTGGCTGGCAGCGCCCGGTGGTAGCACCGATGATAATAGTTCTTTCACACCGCCGATTTGTGTCTGTGCTCCATCAAGCAATGCCTGTGCATTTGCTGTCAACTGATTGACGCCGGTTAGTGCTGTAGCGAACGATCCTGTGATAGCGTCTTTCAATGTATCAGTTCCGGGCAATGCAGGTAAAGAACCAGATCCTAGATTTGTTACTGCTGCGGCTACTCCGGCTCCTCCCGGTAATTTGCTTAAGCCGCTCGCCACTGTTGATGTCACAGACGATGTGATACCGCTTGCTATAGTATTGGCTGCACCTATCAATGCATTCTTGTTGAGTGGGTTAGATTGATTAGGCGTTGCAAAGGCCGCAACTGTTGAATCTGCCGCCTTAGCGACTCCTGTCAATTTACTCATAGCAGATGACACCGCAGTATTACCTAACGCACCCGCCAAGCCTTGGCTTGCTTTTTCTAGACTGTCTGCTAAAGAAGATCCATTGGGTAATGCGTTTGATAATGCTCCGGATATACCACCGGTCGGTACTGCGGCTAATAAATCATCGGCTAAGCCAGACGCCGCAGCCTCGAGGTCTTCCAATGTGTCTGTCGCTATGGCCATAGTTTCTTCAGCAGCCTGCTTAGCCAACTCGGTTAGATTCTGTGGTACGTTTGGCTCCATTGGTTTCATGGATGCCGCTATTGATTGGAACGCTGATGCTGCCAGTCCCTTAGTCGATTCTATGACACCAGATAGTGAAGGTGATTGTTGTGTTAGTGCTGATACAGAATCTTGCAATCCTGATATCGCTCCGTTTATTCCTTCACCAACTGCTGCCGCAAAATTTCCAGATGATATATCACCTAATATAGCATTGGCTTGATTAGTTAGACCATCTAATGCTGCACCGGAACCTATTTGCTGTATGGCTCCTATAGTGTCTGTGATTCCTTTTGTAGCACCTGCCAATACTGCACCGCCTATCTGAGATGCGGTCTCTGCTCCTGATAACACACCGGAGTTTTGTAATGTAGTCTGTGCTTTTTGGAATGTAGTTGACAATGCGGTTGCTTGCGCGCCCACGTTGCTCACAAGTTGATTCAATGTTTGTGCGCCAGGCTGTCCAGTAAACAAATTATTTGTCATACTAGTTACTGCATTACCGGTGGTGGCTGCTAATGAATTAATTAGTGCTGAACTGCCCGGTTTGATAGTACCTGCTTGTTCTAGTTGTCCAGGAGTTAGTGCGAATTTACCTACACCCACTTGTACGCTATTACCAACATTGGCTACAGTCACACCTTGCGTCACGGCATTAGCCAATGGGCCAGTAGGTGCTGCTTGTGCCACTGCACCAGTCATGGCAGTAGTTACATCTGTATTCAAGGCTTTACTTGCCGCAGGAACTTCAGGTGCTGCCGCAGCCGTAGAAGTTCTAACAGGATTATCTAGTACAGATGCCGCGGCTTCATTTGTATTGCTCACGGCTGTAGGCGGCGCTTCTGGCAATTGTGTGCTTGCATTCAAATCTACTTTAACATCTACACCTTGACCAGCATTAGACCACGGCGCATGTGCAGGAGCGCGGCTTGTAATGCTGACTAATTTTGCAGGTGCTGCCAAGAAACCCTTCACGCTATCAAATAATGTATCTGTATGTAATACTTTATCGATTGCAGGCACATCAGTTGGTCTAGTACCAGTCTGTCCTGAATTTAAATTTACTTTGCTGCCATTAACATATGCAATAGAAGTACTTGCCATGCTTATATCGCCGGAACTTTCCATGCTCATGGCTCCTGTAACTTTGGTCAAATGTTTACCCAAAGCAGATAAACTATAGTCAGTTCCTACTCTAGTTTTTAATTCTTTTTCAGTATTAATATGGATATTTTCACCTTGAAGATTCAAGTTTTTCGTAGCATGAATATTCACATTATTATCAGCGTGTAAGTTAAGATCACCTTGTGTTCGTAAATTTATAGAGTTTGTAGCATAAACATCTACGGTGCCTTCTTTACCTAACTCAATGTAACTTTGTCCATTGCTATGTAACAGCATCAATGTTTGACCATCATCGCTCATCAATATCTGATGACCTAAACTAGTTCTAATTCTTACTAGGTTATCACGACCGATCACGTCACCATCATCCATGACAATGCTATGACCACCTCTGCGTGATACTACTCTTAATTTCTGTGAGTTGTCTGCTTTTAGATTTGATGCGATTTGTTTATCATCATATCCACCCTCATATATAGGTCTACCCGGTGTGATGATACCCCAACCTACTCTGCTCGGTGTTTCTCTTTGCGAACTAGAACCTATAGGACCTCTTATAGGATCACGCAATATACCTTGCTGAAACATAATAGCAGATGTATAACTATGTACAGGTTTAGGAGCAGTCAAATATTCTGAACTGTCTGCTACATCTTTGTTGTTTAAGTTGATATTCGTTACTGGCAATCGTAATGCGCCGCCATAACTGTTTGCTTCACCGCCGTTTGGTATGATGTTATCAGTTGCACCAATGGCAGGTATCATCTGTAGTGCTTCTGGTTGTGGCACAGAACCTATATAGAAACCATAGTTCAAATCACCTTCAACGAATATACATAATACTGTCGTGCCGATATCGGGTGGACTCATCCACATACCATAACTGCTTGGATTTGTTTTATATGTTCCAAGACTGTCACCAGCGGCATCGCCCCTGGTATATCCAAAGAAAGGACTCAACATCTGTACAGGACGCCAACTATCTTTGTTGTCAGGATCTAATCCGCTGTTGTCAGTAAGATAGACCATCAATTGGCCCATGCGTTTAGGATCGACATTATCTTTGACGATACCTAATGCAGGTACTAATCTAGGATTAGCACCACCTGCTTCAGGACTGCTTCTCTTAAGCGTGCCTGCTGGTTTTTGAATATCTACTGCCATGCCTTATCTCCTTAACCGTCTCTTCCTAAATCTTCTAATCCATCTTTTTCAAGACCATCCTTATCAAGCGCATCAGGATCAGTGGCTGCGGCTGCGCCAGTGCCGGTAGTTGTCGTCCCCCCAGACGGACCGCCTGTGCCAACAGGAGGGGGTTCGCCGGTATCAAATGGTGCCATGATAAGATGTAATGTCTGTGTGAATGTTCCGCTTGAGAACACACTATCTACTTCTACTAATTCATATATGATCGCGCCTTGTGTCATATCTTTGATATATTGCGGATAATTCAAGAAAAATATACTTTCATTGATCTGCATGAGACCATCACTATGAGTATAATCAGTTGCTTCATTGAATTTGACTTCAATGAATATTTGACCTCCCTGTGCGCTTACAGTGTATCCATTTGTATCATAAAATTTATTATATAACTCTGTTATAGAAGTGGCTGCATCACGTATCAAGAAATCAGGATCGCCCATTATTCGTATTTGTCCGCTACTGAATGCTTCAATATCATGAAGACTAGTAACGATACTATTTTGAGCTTCCAATCCTACTGCCAATGTACCTGTTCTATTCGCATTTGATTTAACACCGGGTTGTACGCTAGTACCGCCTGCTGTTGCAGTGCCCGCGCTAGCGTCTCTAGTGCCTGGCGGCGGAGGATCTGCTTTGGTACCTTTATTGTTAGACGTAGTTTTTCCGTCACCTGATGTAGGCCCTGATCCAGGACCACTAGCACCCTGTTCTCTTCCTCCGCCCTCTGAATTCGCTTGTCCTATTAGTTTGAAATCTTTTGATTCTATACCCAACACAGTGTTGAAGAATAGATTATTAAAGGTTAATTGATAGTCCAATACTTCGCTATTTTGACCAGTGAACCAATAATCATAACGTTTATGTGCGCCATAATATCTATTAGTATCAGGCGCGAATGGTGTCATGACTGCGGGTATCTCATATGTTGTTATCACATAACTAGTCACCATAGCCCAGTCTTGCAGTTTAGGATCCCATTGTAGACTTCTTATGTCACAACTCACATTGAACCAAGATAATGGTACAGGATTCTCTCTATCGATCTGAGGATTGTTCTTTTGATTAGGATCAGGTTGTTTAGTGTTTGAATAGATCGTCTTCAATGCCTGTTCCATATAAGAACTTTTCTTGATGATCTGTTCTATAGCCTGCATGATAGAAACATCATTATTAAACGTGAACATTCTTTCGTTAGGATCAGGCGGTTTGGCACCCTTAGCCTCTGTCGCTTCTACTGTGTTTCTAGCATTAGAGCCGGGCCAGCGTGTCTTATCTAAGTCTGATTGTGTGACGATGCTAGCCTTACCTATTCTTGCTTCTGCATCTCCTTGGTATACTACTTGATATACGTTAGGATATGTAGAGTCCGGAGGATCTTTGCTTGACTTAGCAACTTCAGTAGCATTGATCTTAGTGAACAGTCCATTAGGGCCCTGTAATGCGTCATCTACTGTGCCACCTTGTATCCTCAAGCCGGTAGGCATTCTACCTCTCTTGACTCCCAATAGTGCCTGTGCATTCATACCCACGGCTTCAACATTATAAACGACTGCTCTGCCGTCTAATTTGAATTTCACATTTGATATTTGTATGTCGTAGTAATTTTCAAATAGTGCCCCTGAACCTAACGGGTCTATAGGCTCACCATATAATTCTGTAGGTGCTGTGACTTCTCTGCCATTTATATCATATCCGTAAAATCTTATTCCTAAGATATAGATTTGTTTGAAGTCATTAGTTAACTGCTTATATTCAGTGGTATCATTATATCTTTTTAATGCGTCTGTCGCTTTTTTTAGATTAGTTAAAAAACTGAAACCATATGGTTCTGTTATAGTGAATGAAAAATCTGCTACGGCACTGGTGTTTGTACCAGCAGATTTACTGCTGGTCATAGTTTTAAATTTTAGATTATCTATATAATAATCTAATTCAAAACCAGGAGCGCGGGCAGTTGTTGAGTTATTGGTACCCCCGCTTTGAGCGATCACGAATGCACCTGATGAGATTTCCCCATTGACCGGACCTGCATTAGTCAATGCTTGTATCTTTTGTCTACCGCTAGCCACAAACTGTTCGTATGCGTCTGGGGTAATCATGTACAGGCTAATATTATATGTATAACTAGCCAATTTACTTAATGGATTGTATAATCTTTTTCCAGGTCTACCGGTACCACCTCTACCGCTAGGTCCAGGATTCACTGTAGTGCCAGTGGCATTACCCCGACTTGATATGGTTGTCGCTACTCCTGATCCTGCTGCTACTACGTTTTGTAGTTGTCCTAGAGATGTTTTAGCAAGATTATTTAAATCGTCATCTACTTGATTAACATTTGACATTTATCAAATACCCAATACCTGTTGTAGTGATGTCAGTTTAGGGATATAAAATTCTACGCCTGCAACGAAATCGAAATAAGGATCAAACCCTAATCTATTAGGATTTCGTGCGGCGAATACCCACCACAATCTGCTGTCATTATATAAGTCGTTAGCAAGAAGATCAGGACGATATTGATACACCGCCGGTAGTGTATACAGCACATCACTAGGTTGACTAGGTATACGTCTGTTCACCATGAAGTCTAAAAACTTTTCATTAAACACACCCGTATCATTATACGGACTAGTTTTAGGATATAGACTGTTTGTAGCCATTACCAGAATCCTCCACTCTTACGTTTAACACCCTGCAACAACGAACCATTAGCATAATCTTTGACGCTAAAGTTATTGCTGACATCATATCTACTTACTATTGGTAAGGCACTGATGCTAATATTCATCTTTGTAGGAACATACGTAGGCTCTTTTGTGCCCGGTGGATATGCTGCATTGAATCTATTAGACATACCAAACTGGTATCCTTGCGATGAACCGCCCGGTTGCAATTTCAAGCCTAATGCATTTCCCACTGCCGCAATGCCCTGATCTAATCTTGCTTGAATCTCACCCTGAATTAAAGAACCGGCTGATTTCAAAAATGATTTGGTCTGTCCGGCGTCTGCTGTAGCACCCCTATTCACGCCGGCTGCTTGTGTGACTTCTCCGGCTCTTATATAATCTACGTCAGGTGGCAGGCTATATGTAAAGTTATTAATGACTAATGGGTGTGCATTGAATTGAAACTCGCCCATACCAAAAATATACACTAACGGCGGTGGTGTGCCAGGTTTTGGATTTTGGTCTTGACCATAAAACATCTTAGTCGCTGACCTTAAAAAATGTATGACTGCTAATAGATATTTTGCCTCTTCACTGTCTTGTGCAGTAAAGTCGCAAGTTATAGTGAATGAATCTACATAACTATTTTCATATTGGAATATCTTGTAATTGCTATGTACCGGGTTATTGCTCTGATAGTTAGCACCGTATGTCACGCTGATGGTAGGTGTATATGGAAATATGATACCATCAGTTCTTCTTAGTGGTTCCAATAACACGTTCTGTTCGTCATTATAAAGATAGTATGATCCGGGACTCAAACTCAATTTCACGCGCCAGTCAGGCGTCTGTAAGAAATTGGCTTCGTCTTGTAATGTCGTTTGTGATTGTGCATCGATAATATCACCGTCTAAGCCTTGATTAGTGTTATCGTCACCCAAGAACTCATCTGTATCACCATCAATACCTAAGAAATCATCTGTATCACCATCAATACCTAAGAAATCATCTTCATCTCCAATTGGAGGTTCGGTTAGGCCGGTGCCGTCTACGAAATCATCAACTTCTGGTAAAGGTTCGTCATCTATAATCTCAGCATCCTCATCTAAAAACTCTTCATCAGGTTCAGCGGTTCCCGGTGTTCCTGTACCGGGATTGCTTTTACTTGTAGTAGCCTTTTGCGATGCTGCCAATCTATCATTAGATGTTTTTATAGCGGCTCTTAAATTGCTTATTCCGGCGCTTATCGCTTCTCTAGTTTGGAATAGTCTAAAACTATATTCATCACCGTAAGTTATAACATCTGCACAATTGCCTTCTTCTGCTTCATCAAGAAGAAAATCAAGTTGATCTTCCAGATCGGAAATCTTATCTCTGGTATTGATTAGTTGATTTAATGCACTGGTTGCGACACCTACTTGATCTGTTTGTGCGGCATTAAGACCGCTGGATAACGTTGTACCCCATTGCGAATTGAGGCTATTATATGTAGATGCTATCGCACTTACTTCGGATCCTAGCGCCGCACAATTTATGGCCATATCGTTTCTCTTCAGTTACAGACCGCATAAATAGCATGTCTGCATATATTTATCGCCACAAAAATCACCGAATTTTACCCTCTTCTGTTGCTTTTGCGCAACAAAAGATGTATCATTCTTTCTATGACAATAAGAGAGGAATAGATGTCTACCGCCAAAAAACCCGTTAACTACTTAAACAATAAAGATATTCTGAAAGAAATACATGCTAGCAAGACTAGTTACTGTAGTTTCTCACGACAAGAATATCATCAGTATGATCTGATAATTGATGCTCCGTTAGAACCGTTAGAGAAAAACCTAGCACAGATATCAAGACCCAAAAACATCAAGGCTGCAAAAGAAGTCAGAGCCGCAAGATTAATGTTAGAGACGGGTGAGGAAGTTAAACTCAAAGACATCCCTGTAACTGATTTAGTATTTCGTGTAATGACTTGGGAGCATGTTCCCATGAACCCAAAGCAAGCCAGAAAAGTAGTTAAGAAAAAGACTGCTAGAGATATCCTAGACTTTGATGATCTTGAAGAAGAAAATCTATTTGAAGATTTAGAAGATACAACAACCAAAGACGAAATAGATGACATGGTTCATGTCAAGGTAAACTTCCCGCCCTTTCAGCATTTCAAGATTGACGAAAACGGTAGCGCAGTTTGTGTTGGTAAGAGTCATTGGACAGGCGGTGTCAAGACCGGCGAGTTTAGCAAGGATCATGGTCAATTGACAGACAAACTAGCACGTATGTTCATCATGCTTTGTGAGAAGTATGCTATGAAATTTAACTGGCGTGGCTACACATACAATGATGAGATGCGTAACAGCGCCATTCTTCAGTTGACATATGTTGGGTTACGATTCAATGAAGCAAAGAGTGCTAACCCGTTCGCTTATTACACAGCCGCTATCACGAATAGTTTCTGCCGTGTATTGAATACCGAAAAGCGTAATCAAAATATCCGTGATGACATCTTAGAGATGAATGGGTTGAACCCAAGCCATTCTCGTCAAATGTCGGGTATGAAATTTGACAGTTACGAAGAGTAACCATAAAACTTGAACAAATACAAAGAGTTATATAAAATATCTTGATGTCTAATTTATTTAAAAAGGCAGCATGTTTTACTGATATACATTTTGGTCTAAAGAGCAACAGTCTTGAACACAATCAGGACTGCTCAGACTTTGTTGATTGGTTCATACAGACTGCCAAACAAGAAGGTTGCGATACTTGTATTTTCTTGGGTGATTATAATCATCACCGCGCCAGCATCAACATACACACGATGCAATATGGATTGCGGGCCTTAGAAAAACTCAACGATGCATTCGATGTTGTTTATTTTATTCCCGGTAATCATGATTTATATTATCGTGACCGTAGAGATATTCACAGTGTTGAGTGGGCAAAACATCTATCCAATGTAGTTATCGTTAACGATTGGTTCAATCAAGGTGATGTTATTATCGCGCCATGGTTAGTAGGCGATGATTATAAGAAGTTGGCTAAGATGAGTGGCAAATATCTATTCAGCCATCTTGAATTACCCCATTTTTATATGAACGCTATGGTCGAGATGCCTGATGTGGGAGAGGTCAACGAAACCCATGTCAAACAATTCGATCAGGTGTTTAGCGGGCATTTTCATAAACGTCAAGCACGTAAGAACATTTGGTATATCGGTAATGCTTTTCCACATAATTATGCTGACGCCGGTGATGATCAGCGAGGCATGATGATACTTGAATGGGGGCAAGATCCTATATTCAAAGCATGGCCTAAGCAGCCTGTTTTCCGTGTGTATAAGTTGAGCGAGATATTAGATAACCCTGATGGGTTGTTATTGCCCAGAAGCAACGTGCGAGTACACCTTGACATAGATATCAGTTATGAAGAGGCTAATTATATCAAAGAAACATTGATGCCTAAACATCTTTTACGTGAGATGGCATTGATACCTATGAAGTTAGAGCAACATCAACTTGACCTAGCACCGGGTGAGATCAAGTTTGAAAGCGTAGATCAGATCATCATGGATCAAATCAGCAACATTGAGAGTCAATTCTACGATCAAAAAATATTATTAGACATCTACAAAAACCTATGAAGCAAGTACATTATAGGAACATAGGTTTCCCTAAGACCGGCACTAATTGGTTGTGGGTTCAGTTCATGAGCCACCCACAAGTTGACTGTAGGCTACATACTATGTATAAAGAATACAGGGGTCATAGTCTAGATTCGTACAAAAAACTTTACGAAAAATACAATGTGTCTATAAATCTAGATACACATGCCTTCGCTAAGGTGTTTCCCGAAGGTCACTATATCAATCCTGATCGCATTCATGAACATACTACACATATCACTATGATATTGCGTAGCCCATACGAAGTAATGAATTCTATGTATAATCTTGAGAGAAATAGAAACGCTAACTATAAAGTTGAACCTAAAGAATATATCGAACGATATCACAAAACTTATGGTGATGCAAAACAAATATTCGAATACTGGAATACTTGTAAGATTCCAGTAAAGTATCTATTCTATGATGATCTAGTCAACGATCCCAAAACATATTTCTATAATATCTGCGATCACTTAGGTTTGAATAGATATTATAAAAACATAGGGATCAAATTCAAAACGGATATCAACAATCCATTAGTATTTGACAATGAAGACATAATCAAGTATATTAATGAAGGTATATCTGTGATAGAAGCAACATTAGATCGTGATCTATCACACTGGAAGCGCACATGATTCTATTAAAAAACATAACACTAAGAAACTTTTTATCGATTGGTCAAGTCACGCAAGCCGTGAACTTTGATAGCAAGGAACTCACGTTGATTTTAGGTGAGAACCTTGATCTAGGTGGTGACGGGGCCAGAAACGGTACTGGCAAGACTACATTGATACAAGGATTGAGTTATGTATTGTTTGGTACGCCCATTAATCAAATTCGCAAAGACAATCTAATCAACAGAACCAATGCTAAGGGTATGATGGTCACATTAGAGTTTGCTGTGAATGGTATTGACTATAAGATTGAGCGTGGGCGAAAGCCAAACGTGCTTAAGTTTTATATAGATAACAAAGAAGAAGAAGCAGTAAATGATGCTCAAGGTGAGAATAAAGAAACGCAGGAACACATCGAACGTGCTATCGGCATGACTCCAGATATGTTCAAGCAAATTATCGCATTGAACACATACAGCGAACCGTTCCTGGCTATGAAAACAAACGACCAACGTAACATCATTGAACAGTTACTTGGTATCACATTGTTGAGCGAGAAGGCTGAGTTGATCAAAATATTGATCAAAAATACCAAAGACACCATCACAGAAGAAGAGTACAAGGTCAAGGCTATCGAAGAGGCTAATAAACGCATACAAGAGCAAATCGAAAATCTAAAGCGCAGGGCTAAGTTGTGGGATACGAAACATGATGAAGACTTGAACAAACTAGTAGAAGACCTAGAAGAATTACAGAAGTTAGATATCGAAAAAGAATTACAGGGTCATAAGGATCTGGCTGCGTACAATCAAAAGAAGAAAGACTTAGCCGATCTTGATAAAGCGATCACGCGAACAGAAAGCGATATCGGGCGTGAAGAGAAGGCATTAAAGAAAGCCGAAAAAGAATTAAAATTGTTGAGAGAACATAAGTGTCATACTTGTGGTCATGCGATACATGACGATCAGCACGCCAAACTATTGAAAGAACAAGAAAAGTTAGTAAAGACAACTACGACTACTATTGAGACATTGAACACCGATCTGGCTAATTTAAACACAGCAAAGAACGAATTAGGAACGGTAGGTAAGCAGCCAAAATTATATTATGATACTGAACAAGAAGCATTTCAGCATCGTAGTTTGGTAGACGCATTGATAAGCAAGATTGATGAAAAGTCCAAAGAAGAAAATCCATACACTGAACAAATAACAGATATGGAGAATAAAGCATTACAAGAAATAAATTTTGATAAGATCAATGAACTGACAAAAATTAATGATCATCAAAAATTCTTGCTTGACTTACTGACAAGCAAAGATAGTTTCGTCCGCAAGAAGATTATCGATCAAAATCTAAGTTACTTGAACGCAAGGCTCACACACTACCTTGATAAGATCGGCTTACCTCATCAAGTCGTATTCTTGAATGACCTATCTGTACAAATCACAGAACTGGGTCGTGAATTAGATTTCGATAATCTTTCTCGCGGCGAACGCAATAGATTGATATTAGGTTTATCGTTTGCGTTCCGTGATGTATGGGAAAGTTTATACAGTCCGATCAATACATTGTTCATCGATGAATTGATTGATAGCGGTATGGATAGTGTAGGTGTTGAGAATAGTATGGCTATACTCAAAGATATGAGCCGTAACAGAAACAAATCTGTATGGTTAGTATCACACCGAGAAGAATTAGCAGGACGTGTGCCTAGCGTATTGAAGGTCGTGAAAGAGAATGGTTTCACTACATATAATACCAGTCATGATTTAGTATGAAGATAGCGATAACAGGCCATACTAAGGGCATAGGTAAAGCGATTGCTGATGTATTTTCAGATCAAGGGTATGAAGTGATCGGTCTGAGCCGTAGTAATGGATATGACATCAAGGATACGCAAAAAATAGTAGACGCTTCTAAAGATTGTGATGTGTTCATCAATAATGCGTATCATGAATTCGAACAAGAAAAAATATTAAAGACGATGAATATTCAATGGAAAGGTACAGATAAAGTTATCATAAGTATAGGAAGCATAGTCACTGACTATCCTAGAATAGAACGACAATTAGATAATCAAGACTGGCCATATCGTAATCACAAACGTGCATTACGTGATTCGTTTAGGAGAATGATTGGTTTTCCTATGTCCTGCAGATTAGTATTAATAAGTCCAGGTGCCACTGACACAGACATGATAAAACAACATGACTGTGTGAAGATGGCCCCATTAGAGGTCGCTAAAGTCGTTCGGTATGCATTAGAAAATAAGTTTATAAAAGAATTAATGATATATGCTTAACAAATATGGATTTCAATTTTACCACTGGCATATAGAACCTAGCAGTAAATGTCCTATTAGGTGCCCGCGATGTCCGCGCACAGAGATGCGCAAGGATATCCCATGGCTGCAAAAAGAAATATCATTAGAACTTTTCAAGAAATGTTTTAGCGAAGAATTATTATTGACGCAGGTAAAACGTTTGACTATGTGTGGTGACGTAGGTGATCCTATATATTGTAAAGATTATCTCGATATCATACGTTACGTGAAGACAGTGAATCCAAACATACACATCTACACGATCACCAATGGTAGTTATAGAAAGAAAGAATGGTGGGAGGAGTTGCGCGAAATATCTAACGAACGCGACACCATAGCATTTAGCATAGATGGATATGATGATGCTAGCAACAACCTATATAGAGTAAACAGCAATTGGGACAGTATCATAGAAGGTCTCACCACTGTCACTACAAATAAAAAAGCATATGTGACATGGGCCAGTATCATATTCAGTTTCAATCAAGACCATCTACAACAGATACGTACTATGGCACAAAAATACGGCTGCGATAGTTTGCAATTGACTAGAAGCATAAAGTTCGGTAGTAGATTCGGTACTTACAACACAGATGATAATTACGATGCGTTAGAACCAAGAAGCGAATATATCAGCAAGTCTGGTCGCTATGAAAGACGTACCATTAAATTAAGCAATAGAGTATTAGATAACACAGAATACCTAGACACAAACAAACAAAAGTGGCTTGAGATAAAGAAAGAATATGAAGACGATTATATCATGCCATTATGTTTAATAGGTAATCGAGGTCTGTACTTAAACGCTGATGGACAGATATATCCTTGTAGTTGGGTAGCCGCCCCGTATTATCAACGACAAAGTCCTATCACTGATAAGGTGATAGCAGGTAAAGAAAGTCTATTCAGAAAATATGAACACTTGATGAATATAAAAACACGCACCCTCGAAGAGATAATCAACGATGATGTGTGGGAAAAGTTGTTCGGAAGTTTTAAAGATAAAGAAAAAGCATTTGTAGAATGTGAAGAGAAGTGCAATAACTGTGCTGTAAGTAATGAGAGTTACAGCGTAGGTTATTTGACTAATTAATTTTTTAGTGCGTGAAAACAAGATAAATCAAGATATGCCTAACCCACAGAAACAAAAAGGAAACAGTTTTGAGCGCGAAGTCGCTATACATCTTAGCAAACTCTATAATGAGAGTTTTATTCGCGCCCCCGGATCTGGGGCATATGTGGGAGGTAAGAATCAAGTGCGCACTCAGATATTACACGAAGGGCAGATTCGCAGTTTCAAAGGCGACATCGTGCCCGGACAAAGTTTCAGTAAAATGAACGCAGAGTGCAAAAGTTACGCTGATTTTCCATTTCATCAAGTTCTTGCAGGAGACTGTAAGACATTAGATGCATGGCTTGATCAGATGATGGCTGTTGCTGAAAACGATGACTTAAACATATTGTTCATGAAGTTTAACAGGAAGGGCAAGTTTGTAGCAGTACAAACTAGCGTGACTTGGGTTACTGACAATTTTTTATATTACTCGTCTACTAAACACAAAGATTGGCTCATAATCGAATTTGATCATTTTTTCAAACTCAACAAAGACCTACTTAAATCATATTGTTCAGGCAAAACAGAGACCGACTCAAAATCAGCATACAACATCACAATAGATAAAATACAAAACATCGTTTAATACAATTAGTTTGGTCGAGGTGCTCGACCCTCCTTGAGGAAGTACAGGTAGTGCTGTGCCGACGGATCTGGAGTAAGCGTAGAATAACATCTACGGAAAACCGAGAGGGCAATCGACAGGTTTGCGAACCCTCAATGAGTCTATAATCTACTTTGTCTTGCGATTATAGAACATGCGTTGCCGAGATATGTAACAGTATCTCACTACAGTCCCATAAACTTTACAGGGCAACCGGTAGCAACATACAGCAAACAGGCTAGTGTGTTGGGGAATAGACGACATGGGTGATAGGGCATGGCAATGTCTTTACCAATGGTAGTGCTGAATAGCACTACCATGGACTCTAAGGCGGCAATATAATCCGATAACAAAAGAAAATATAAGTCTGAGCGACAGCGAAGACTTAGACAAACGAAGTTTGTCTTCCAAACAGATTAGAAGAACGGAAGTTGAGTTTTCTTAGTTACATCGATGTGGTCATCGATTAATTCACTGATTGCTTTTCTTTCCGAATTAGACATGTTTAGAACATCCTCGTAAGTAGCACCACCTCTCATGTACCAGGACATGGTTAGTGCTGATTTACGGATGCCCTCTACTTCTTTGTCCAATTCTTGAATATACTTCTCTACGGCTTCGGGGCCAGCGGTAAGAAGTCTTAGCCGAAAAAATCGCTGGCGTTTAATGTGTAGGGTTGTTCATATTCATGAGTGCAATTCATACACTTGACATTTAATGGCTTTAATTCAGTACTGTTCTTTAATTTTGCGTTATGGTCACGAATCGCTACGTAGACACTACCATCACAGTTGTGCAAGAAATCATCGACATATTGTTTTTCTTCAACTCTTGCATTAGGAGTTTCGATATATTCAACAGTGTTTGCAATGATTTTCATCGTTATTTCTGTGATAGCACGTATTGCGTCCTGTGTCTTTTTATTCTTTTCTTCTTCATCCTTGATGTCGTCAATGTTTCCATAAAGACGTTGTATCTTGAATTGTTCAACGGATGCTTCATTCATCTCTTTATATGTCAATGGTCTGAATTTGATACTCAAGTCATTCACTAATAAAGGAGTATCATAATCTCCTTGCTTCAACTGAGCCAATATAGCATTTAGTTTCAATCCATAAGTTGATGCTGTCTCGCATTTTGGACATGTTGTTAAAACCTCTAACTGATCTTGACCACTTGCCGCTCTGATAGCGATCAATACCGCATCTAAGTCATTTGCGTTTAATCGCCATGGATTTTTGATTGCAGGTATGCAACTCTTGATCAATTCTACAACCGCGCTACCATTAAACAATGCGTCGGGTGTTCTGATAGTAATTTCGTCAAGCGCAGTCATGGGATAGACAGGAACTTCCCCTGATTCAGGGATGTCTATGACACCAAGCATGTATCCTTTACCCTCGCTGGGAAGTCTGAAATGTACTGCTGGTCTACGAAAATACTGCTTTAGTGGGTTGTTTTCCATGTTTTGTCCTCGTTAAATATTGGATATGTTTCCAATTATAAATAGTATTGTTATTTATAGGTATAAAAAACACCCAGAAAAAAGTAGAGCAATATGGCTGATATCAACATAGACGAACTGAATGATTCCATAGACCGTTTAAATAGGACGCTAAACTCCCTATCGACCAATTTGGCTGATTTTGGACAAGTCAGTATAAAGACTACAGGCAGCGTTAAAGCGCAAGGTGCCGCAGGTCAAACGGCAGGTCAAGCGATTGACGGACTGACTAGAAGTGCGAGGGGATTGACTGAAGCCGAATTAGCCAGACTTGAAGCACAGAAAAAACTACGTGAAAGCGAGATGCATCTCAAAGATGCGTCTGACAAAGCAAAACAAGCGTTAGGATCATTCGGCGGCGCATTACTAGATCAGTCTATTAATATAACTAAATTCGGCGGAGCCATCAGTTCTGTCGGTGATGCCGCACTAAGTGTAGGTAAGGCATTAGGTGGTTGGGCGCTACTCATAGGTGGTTTGACTAAAGGTCTTACGGTATTACTTGAAGCACAACTAAAAATAACACAGAGTTACTTAGACGGCAAAAATGAATTAAACAAGATGGGCGCCGCAGGAGCCCATACTACTGAATCATTGAGAAAGATGGCCCGTGATGCGGACCTAAATGCCGAGACATTAGGTCGCATGATCAAACCTATGAAGGGTTTGGGCTCTGATATAATGATTCTTGGTAATAATGCCGGCGCCGCACAAAAAGAATTCGCACAGTTAGTCAAGGCTACATCAGAAGAACGTGCAGAGATGATGCGTCTTGGCATATCCCAAGAAGAGATGATGCAGGGTACCGCAGATTATCTTGCATTACAAGCGGCATCGGGACGTTCAATTAAAGGTGAATTACAAGATAGAGAAAAATTAAGAAGAGCAAGCATAGATTATCAAACTAGTTTGATGGATCTTGCGTCATTGACTGGTAAAGATGTTGCTTCACTTAAAGAAAAACAAAAAGAAAATGCACTAGATGCTCAACGCCAAGTAAAACTGATGGCGGATCAAATTAAGATTGATGATCTAACTAAAGCAGGTCGTCTAGATGAAGCCGCAGCCGTTAGAAGAGAAATGGAGCAACGCGAAAAAGCATTAGATGCATTAGCCGATGCACCCGAAGCACTAAGAAAAGGTGCTAAAGAAATGCTTATCACTGGAACTATATCTGGTGAAGAATCAAGAAAACTTGCACGTAACAATATGCAAGGTCCAATGGCTGAGTTTGCTAACTCATTGAAAGAAGGAAAAGATGCTCAACTTGCAACAGCAAAAGTAGAACAAGATTACTATGCAGAGCAAAAGAACAGATTAAGATCAAGCGAAAGAGCATTGCTTGTTTCGGAACAAGCAAGAAAAGATTTTGACTTTAATAACGTAGAAGACAACAAGAAACGTTCTCAAAGAATGAATCAAAATTTAGAGCAAGATTTAATAGATATTCGAGCTGGACGTAAAAAAGCACAACAACCAGGTCAAGATGCACCAGCAGACGCTCAGGCTAAAATTCAAGAAGCAACTATAAAAGCATCAGGTGCAGTAGAAGACGTAGCGATGAAACTCCCAATAATGGCAACTGCGGCTCTTGCAGCCGCAGGAGCATTAGGTATGCTAGTCCTAGCCGCCAAGAAAGCGTCCGCTGGTGGCGTCATGGACAAGATCAAAGGAATAATGCCGTTCGGTGGTGGTGCAGGTGGAGGGTTGCCTGGCACAGGTGGTGTAGTGCCCGGCGGTGCATCTGGCATACCTAATGTGTCTCCGGCATCAGCCGGCGCCGCCGGAAATGCAGGTAAAGCAGCCGGAGCATTAGGTGCAGGTGGTGGTAACATATTAGAAGGCGCGGCAAAAGGTCTTAAAGCATTTGCGAACCCAATGGTTCTTGCAGGTGCGGCAGGATTCGGTGTAGCGATAGCCGCAGTAGGCGCAGGTCTTGCAGGTGCTACATGGATCATGGGCAAAGCACTACCTTCATTAGCAGAAGGCTTGCAACCATTTGAGAAGTTAGACGGCAGTAAGTTAGTTGATTCAGGCAAAGGTATCGCTGCTATAGGTGGTGGTCTTGCTGTATTCGGTGCAGGTGGTGCGGCCGCAGGCATCGGTGGAATCATAGGAGGTCTAAGTGATAAGTTAGGTAATTTCTTAGGCGTAGATGGTCCTATGAAGAAACTTGAAGAGTTCGATAAACTCAAGATAGACGGCGATAGAGTCAAGAAGAATGCTGAAGCATTCATGGCATTCAATAAAGCATTTGCTGTAGGCGGTGGAGCATCAGCAGTGGGCGGCATGGGCAACTTGATAGGTGGATTCACAGATAAAATCTCAAGTAGATTAGGAATAGAAGGCCCGTTCAAGAAACTACAAGAGTTTGGTGAACTCAAGATCAATTCTGCAAATGTAAAAAATAACGCAGAAGCAATGGCATCGTTTGGCGATGCGATGTCGAAATATAAAGGTACTGATCAAGGCATGTGGGGTACGTTAAGTGAGGGAGTAGCATCATTCTTCCAAATTGACGCACCTTATAATAAGATGGAAAAATTTGCTAAGATCGATCTAGGGTCAGATGGTGCTAAACGTGTCAAAACTAACGCACAAGCATTCGTATATTTTAGTCAAGCATTAGCAGAATTTAAAGGCGGCGGAGAACTCGCGAATGCCGCAGATAACATCGTTGGTGGCATCGTCAAAATGTTTGGTGGTGATGATGTCATGGGTAAATTCGTCAAGTTTACTAAACTTGATGTTGATCCAGATAGAGCGTTAAAATTAGGACAAGCATTTGCTGCCTATAGTTCAGCAATGAGTGGTACGGCAGGCGGAGGAACAGCAGCACCGCAGGCTAAACCGGTTAAGCCAGGTGCTACTACCGGAGGCGGAACAGGTGGTGGCGGGGGAGGAAGCGGTAGTAAACCAGCCGCGGCTGTTGGCGGTGGCGGTGGCGGAGTAAGTGTTCCTTCAACGCCATCCGGTGGTGGAGTGATGGATTGGGCTTCTGGATGGGCTTCTAAATTATTAGGTGGCGGATCAAAAGATTCTGAGAAAGTACCATCTGATGACGCTGAAGGAAAAGTAGGTGGTGGAGGTGGCGGTCCTGCAGGCCCATTAAAAATGGGAGCGGCTGATGCAGGAGACGCAGCAAAAGGACCTAGAAAAAAGACAGATGGTATCATAGTTCACCATACAGGTGGTAGAGGATTGCAAAGTGCTATATCGACACTTAAGGCTAGAGGTCTAGGTTACCATTACATGGTTGATCAAGACGGCTCTATCACAGAATTTGTCCCTGGAGATCAAAAAGCATGGCACGCAGGAAAAACAGACAAGCAACCTGGACTTACTAATAGCAACTCTGTAAGTATTTCTTTAGTAGCAAAAGACGATTCTGATGTAAGCACCGCACAATTAAAATCAGGATTTGATTTAGGTAAAAGTTTGATGTCTAAATTTGGCGCGTCTATGGTATTTGGTCACGGCGAAACATCAAGTCATAAACAGGCTACTGAAGGAAAGACTCTTGCAGAAGCATTGCGATCAGGTAAAATACCTACAAAAGTTAGCGCGGATGCAGGTGGATTAGCAATGGGTCCAGAAACTGGATATCCAGCAACATTGCACGGTAATGAAATGATCGTGCCACTAGATCCTAACAGTTTCTTAGCAGAATTAGGTAAGAAAACTAATACAGAAATACAGGCACAAATGCAAGACAAAGCAGCCGCAATGGGTAGTAAAGATCCAGAAGCGTTCAAGGAGTTAGTCGCTATCAATCAATCAATGATGGAAATGATGTCTAATAAATTAGATTCAGTAATCAATAGGCTTGAAACAAGTAATAGTACACAAGACAAGTTATTGAAGTATAGTCAAGCCTAACACTAAATACTAGACAATGCCATACGTTAAACGATTCTTAAACAAATCCGGTTTCACTAGCCCTATTAGCGGCGCTAACAGCAATTCGGGCACATGGAACAATAGCCCAAATAATAATGGGGGTGTTAGCGACGGCTATAATAATGCCGATTGGGGATACCGCAACTATATGAGTAGGCTCCCTGAAGTTTATACAGGGCATCCAAATAGAATAGAACGTTATAATCAGTATGAGATGATGGACGTTGACGCAGAAATCAACGCATGTTTAGACATCATTTCAGAATTCAGTACACAGAAGAACGAACACAATGGCACACCATTCAATATTGATTTCACTGAAGATCCCACACCTCATGAAGTTAATATATTGAAGCAACAGTTACAGCAATGGTGTAAATTAAACGAATTTGATCAAAGAATCTTTAAGATATTCCGTAACGTTGTCAAATACGGTGATCAAGTATTCGTTCGCGACCCGGAAAACTTTAAACTATATTGGGTCGATATGGTCAAAGTGATCAAAGTCATTGTCAATGAGAGTGAAGGTAAATTACCGGAACAATATGTTATTAAAGACCTTAATATTAATTTACAGAATCTATCGGTGGCTCAAAAAACGAACACTGATTTTGCCGCTAACCCCGCAACTGGATTAGGCGGTAGTGGAGGCGGAACTAACACGCCATACACAGTTCCAGCAATGCCATACAATACATCTGGTAGCCGTTTTACATTAGGTCAGAGTGAAGCCGCTATTGATGCGAAACATATAGTACATTTAAGTCTGACTGAAGGTTTAGATAGATTTTGGCCGTTTGGTCAGAGTATATTAGAAAACATCTTCAAAGTCTATAAGCAAAAAGAATTGCTTGAAGATGCTGTGCTAATCTATCGTGTTCAACGTGCACCAGAACGTAGATTGTTCAAGATTGATGTAGGTAACATGCCAAGTCACATGGCTATGGCATTCGTTGAGCGTATCAAGAATGAGATTCATCAACGTAGAATACCAAGCGTGTATGGTGGGCAATCTATCGTAGATGCTACGTATAATCCACTGTCGATGAACGAAGACTATTTCTTTCCCGTCACAGCAGATGGTCGTGGATCAAGTGTAGAAGTCATGCCAGGTGGTCAGAATCTAGGCGAGATCGATGACTTGCGTTATTTCAATAACAGATTAGCACGTGGATTGCGTGTACCAAGTTCATATTTACCAACAGGTCCAGATGACAGCGATAGACCATTAAGTGATGGTCGTGTTGGCACAGCATTGATTCAAGAATATCGTTTTAATCAATATTGCGAAAGACTACAGAACTATATGTCTATCACACTAGACGAAGAGTTCAAATTGTTCTTACGTTGGAGAGGCTTCAATATTGATAGTGGTCTCTTTAAATTAACATTCAATCCACCACAGAACTTTGCTGCATATCGCCAAAGCGAATTAGATACAGCCAGAGTTAGTGTATTCCAAACAATGGAAGCGTTTCCATACATGAGTAAACGTTTTGCTATGGAACGTTTCTTAGGTTTATCTGAAGAAGAGATAACACAAAATGAGAAGATGTGGCGTGAAGAGAACGGCAAAGAACCGTTAGAGGAACCTAAAGGCAACGATCTACGTAGCGTGGGTGTAAGTAATGCTGACATCGAAACAGACGAACAGACTGGAGACGAGATGGAGGCACCTCCTGAAGGTGAAGAAGGTATGGATGTTGCAGGCCCAGTAAGCGCAACTCCTGCGGGAACAGGACCTGAAACAGGCGGCGCCGCGGCACCCGCTACTCCCGCAAGTCCACCAGTATAAGATAAATAATAGTATGAAACTATTTGAAATGTTTGATGCTCCAATAGCAGGTTATCAAGATGTCAATCAAGATAACAGCAAACCTGTATGGAGAACTTCACGCAAAACTAAATTAACGTTGAAACAATTGCGTAAATTGCGCAAGATGTTGGATGTTCGTAACTATGAAAAGAGAGAACATCTAAAGAAAGTGCGTGAGCAGTATGGCGCGGCCAATCAGCCTCAAGAACAGGCTGCTGCCTAATCTGGCTATTCTTAGCCTTATTTCCACAAAAACGTAAAAAAATAGCACTTATTGAGTGCTTTTTATAACTACGCACTAAATAATTTTACAAAGCCATTTTTAACCAGGAGAACTTACAATGGAAAACAAGAAATTTGAACAGCTTATTGACCTCATTATCAATGAGCAAGAAGACAGAGCAAAAGAATTATTCCACGAGATCGTGGTCGAAAAGTCCCGTGAAATCTATGAGTCAATCATGGATGAAGAGATGATGGATACTGAAGAATCATCAATGGTGGGCGAAGTAGGCGATCTAATGGACGAAATCTCAGCCGAAGAGTCAGGTGACGTTGTAGAAGCCGAAGACGAAGCAGACATCGATTTTGACGATGAAGCAGAAGAAGCAGGCGACGATTTAACTGGCGATCTAGAAGCAGATCATGATGAAGAAGGTTCAGTTGATAAGGCTGACTTAGGCGACATCAAAGATAAACTAGATGATCTAATGGCTGAATTTGAATCACTCATGAGCGGTGACGCAGACATGGGCGACGAAGAAGAAGTTGAAGATGACATGATGGAAATGTCAGATGATGCTATGGAAGAAGAAGTTATGGAAGCAGTACAACTTCAGAAAGTATCAGTAACACACGGTGATAATGGCGCTCAAACAAAGAGCCCAGTAACAGCAAATTCAGGAGCAAAGGGAATGGACAGCAAGCCTGTCAAATTCGCAGGCGCTGCTGAGTCTGTACCAAATGGTCCAAAAGGCCCATCAAATGAGTACAGCAAGAAAGAAGGCGATCTACCAGGTGCAGGTTCATTCAAGAACGTACCAGGTGGTAAAGCAAAAGTTGATTTAACTGCTGCACCAAAACCCGTAACCAAAGATGGCTCTGCAAATAGCAAGAGCATCGTGGCCAAAGGCTAATTAAAAGGAAACTTGGAGAACAATGGCTTTGTATCTCAAAGAGCACCTAACGTTCGATAGAGCGAACATGGTTGTCGAATCCGTAAAGGAAGACGGCGATCTGAAGACCCTCTATATGAAGGGTATCTTCATTCAGGGAGGGGTAAAGAACGCAAATGAGCGTGTTTACCCCATTTCTGAAATTGAGACCGCAGTCGAAACGTTGAACAAGCAAATATCTGAAGGTTATTCAGTGTTGGGTGAAGTAGATCACCCAGACGATTTAAAGATTAACCTAGACCGTGTAAGTCATATGATCACAAGTATGTGGATGGATGGCGCAAACGGTTTCGGTAAATTAAAAATTCTACCAACTCCAATGGGTCAATTAGTAAGAACTATGTTGGAGAGCGGTGTGAAACTAGGCGTTTCAAGTCGTGGATCAGGTAATGTGAACGACTTAGATGGCAAGGTCAGTGATTTTGAAATCATCACTGTAGATATAGTCGCACAACCAAGCGCACCTAACGCATATCCTAAAGCAATATACGAAAGCCTCATGAATATGAAGCATGGTCATAAAGTTATGGATATCGCTAGAGAAGCAAGGGGCGACAAAAAGGTACAAAGATACTTAGGTGAGGAAGTTAAACGTCTCATCAAGGATCTTAAATTAAATAATAGGGGATAAAAGCATGTTAGATGCTATCAAACCATTACTAGAGAGTGGTCTAATCAATGAAGAAGTCTCAGGCGAAATTCAAAAGGTCTGGGAGTCAAAGTTGACTGAAGCCCGCGATCAAGTACGTGCAGAACTCCGAGAAGAGTTTGCGCAACGTTACGAGCATGATCGTAGCGTGATGGTTGAAGCCCTTGATAAGATGGTAACAGAAAGCCTCTCAACTGAAATTGCAGAATTTCACGATGAGAGAAAGGCTTTAAACGAAGACCGCGTAAAGGCTAAGATCAAATTGCAAGAAAATGCATCGAAGTTCAATGAGTTCATGGTTACTAAACTAGCCGAAGAAATCAGAGAACTACGTAATGATCGTAAAGTCCAGACAGAGAATCAACAAAAGTTAGAGAAATTCATTGTACATGCTCTTGCAAAAGAGATCAAGGAATTTAATCAAGACAAACAAGCAGTTGTTGAGGCTCGTGTCAAGTTGGTCGCAGAAGGTCGTGAGAAACTTGAAGCACTCAAGCAAAAATTTGTTGCAGAAAGTGCTAAGAGAGTCAACGCCGCTGTTACTGGTCATTTGAAGGGTGAACTATCACAACTCAGAGAAGACATCAAAACAGCCCGAGAAAATGCTTTTGGACGCAAGTTGTTTGAAGCGTTTGCAAGTGAATACTCTGTAACTTATCTAAACGATAAGGCAGAGGCTCGCAAACTTCATTCAGTTATTGCAGAAAAAGAAAGAGCATTGGCTGAGGCTACTTCAAAGGCTATAGAAGCCCAGAAGTTAGTCGAAACAAAGGATCGTGAAGTCCGAATTATAAAAGAATCAACTCAGCGTGAAAAGGATATGGAAAAACTTCTATCTCCTCTAAACAAAGAGAAGGCTGATGTAATGAAGGCTTTGCTTGAAAGCGTGCAGACACCAAAATTGAAAGCCGCTTTCGACAAGTATCTACCAGCAGTTCTTAATACTGGAAGTGAAAAAGCAGGCGCTAAAACTGCCCTCACAGAAAGTGTTGTAAAAGAAGTAACTGGTGATAAAGAAACTGCCAATAAGAAAGTTGAGCAAGATCCAGAATTGCAAAATAATGTGATCGATCTCAAGCGTCTGGCAGGGCTTAAGTAAGACATAGATTAGGAGATAATACAAATGTCAAAAGTACTCTTAGAAAGCCGTTGGGACGAGACAAAAGAGGCCCTACTAGAAGGCTTGAAGGGAACTCGTCGTTCCACAATGGGTGTTATATTAGAGAACACCAAGAAGCAGTTGCTCGCAGAATCTACTGCTGGCACAACAACTGCTGGTAATATCGCAACACTAAATCGCGTTATTCTTCCAGTAATTCGTCGTGTTATGCCAACTGTTATCGCTAACGAACTAGTCGGCGTTCAGCCAATGACTGGTCCAGTTGGTCAGATCCACACACTACGTGTGCGTTACGCTCAGTCATTGACTGACAACTCAGCAGCCGCAACAAGCGTAACTGCTGGTGAAGAAGCATTGAGCCCATTCAAAATTGCTCAGGCCTATTCACGTTCACCATCAGGCGCAACTACATCAAATTACTACACTGGTAATGATACTGCTGCCCTTGAAGGTAACGGTGGTAAGCAGATCAGCGTACAAATCTTGCGTCAGGCTGTTGAAGCCAAGTCACGTAAGTTGCAAGCACGTTGGACATTTGAAGCAGCACAGGATGCACAGTCACAGCACGGTATCGACATCGAAGCAGAAATCATGGCAGCACTTGCCCAAGAAATCACTGCTGAAATCGATCAAGAAATCTTGTTGTCATTGCGTACTCTTGCTTCAACAGAGTTCACATACAACCAAGCAACAGTATCAGGTACTGCAACATACGTCGGTGACGAACATGCTGCTCTAGCAGTTCTAATCAACCGCGTTGCAAACTTGATTGCACAGCGCACTCGTCGCGGTGCAGGTAACTGGGCAGTTGTATCACCAGCATCATTGACTGTTCTACAGTCAGCAACAACTTCAGCATTCGCAAGAACAACTGAAGGCACATTCGAAGCCCCAACTAACACTAAGTTCGTTGGTACATTGAACGGTGCAATGCGCGTATTCGTTGACTCATACGCCCCAGATACTCAGCCAGTATTGGTTGGTTATAAGGGTTCAAGTGAGACTGACGCAGCCGCGTTCTACTGCCCATACATCCCATTGATGTCAAGCGGCGTTGTTCTAGATCCATCAACATTCGAACCAGTCGTGTCATTCATGACACGTTATGGCTATATCGAATTAACTAACACAGCATCATCATTCGGTAATGCTGCGGACTACGTTGGTGAGATCGCTGTACAGAACTTAACATTCCAATAATAGTTGGATTTGTTGTTCAAAAGATTGGGCGCTTCGGCGCCCTTTCTTTTTATGCGATTCTAATATCTGTATCGACAGTCATGTTCATCACTGACTTCTTACCTTTACGAAGACGTTTTTTATATAGGCTTCCGCAATTTTTACAACATGTTTTAAGATTTCCGGATTTCTTGTTTTTCTTATTACCATCTTTAAAGACTACTTCTAGTTGGCATTTGTCTACTGCTTTAAATCCGCAAAAATCACAACGATCACCCTTGTTTTGTAGATGCTTGTAGTTGTCATTATACATCATCTTGCTACAATCTACACAATATTTGTGCCATTTTTTGAATCCTAACTTGCTTATGCCATTAGGTTTCGCCGGTACTAGACCGCAATGACTACATACAGGGCGAGATTTTTGCTTTGTTAACATACTGATATTTAGAAAAAAGTTCTAGTTGGTTCTTTTTTTAGTGGTCTACCCAAAAGATATTTGATAAATATAATAATAGAGGACTTGTATAATAATGTCAGAACCGTTTAACACGCTTGGTGGGTACTCAGTTGGTATCCCGCCGGAGTTAGTAATAGATGCTAATGGTAACGTTGTCAATAACGTCAACGCACCTAACTCCAACGTCACCGCTAATCGTGTATTTGCTAATGCATATTTTTATGCGAATGGTTCACCACTAAGCATAGGTGCTTCAGGGTCAAACACACAAGTTCAGTACAATAACAACGGATTGTTGGGCGCGAGTTCAGCATTCACATTCAACAGTTCTACTAATGTTCTAGCAGTAACTAAACTTCAAGTAGGTAGTAATGCCAACTTAGGCAACGTATCAAACGTTGTCATCTTAGGTGGTACTAACGGATATTTCTTACAGACTGACGGTGCAGGTAATCTCACATGGGCGCCTGCAGGTAACGGCGGTAATACAGGAAACGGTGTTCCCGGCGGTGCAAACACACAAGTTCAGTTTAATGATGCAGGTGTATTCGGCGGAGATGCAGGATTCACTTATAACAAGGTCAGCAATACTCTTTCAGTAGCAAATACTATATCTTCCGGCAATGCTATTACCGGCGTAAATTTATCGGTAACAGATGCTACGATTTATAGCACGTTATCAGTAACAAATGTTTTAGCATCAAATATCACATTGTCAGCCAATATAACAAATGCTAACTGGATCAATGCTAGTTATTTTGCAGGTAATGGATATAATTTATTTGGTTTAGTTGGAGCCAATGTCAGTGGTCAAGTTGCTTTCGCTAACGTAGCAAATAATGTAGCAGGAGCAAATGTCAGTGGTCAAGTAGGATTTGCTAACGTAGCGAATAATGTAGCCGGCGCAAATGTATCAGGTCAAGTAGCAAATGCATTAGTCGCAGGCACTGTTTATACATCAGCACAACCAAACATCACAAGTGTAGGCAATCTAACTAGTTTAACTGTTGTTGGTAACACTACATTAGGAAATCAAGTAGTTTCAAACTATTTCATCGGTAATTTGTTCGGTGTAGCCAATCTTGCTAGAAATGTAACGTTAGGAGCACAACCTAACATTACAAGTTTAGGTACGCTCACATCATTGACTGTCAGCGGTAACACAACATTAGGTAATAGTGTATCTGCAAACTATTTTGTAGGTAATCTATATGGAGTTGCAAACAGCGCGTTAACAGCAAATTCAGCAAATTCAGCAAATTTTGCAACAAATGCTACAAATGCAAATTACTCAGCAACAGCATTATTAGCCGGAACAGTATCAGTAAATGCACAACCTAATATCACAAGTCTAGGTACATTAACATCATTAAACGTTAATGGTATTTCTAATCTAGGTAGTGTAGGAAATGTAAGAATTGGCGGCGGTACTAATGGTTATGTGTTGACTACTGACGGCACCGGCAATTTGAGTTGGGGCGTAGGTGGAAACGGTAACGGCACCCCAGGTGGCAGTAACACACAGATTCAATATAATGACAACGGCAGTTTTGCTGGTAGTACCAACTTCATTTGGAATAACGCTTTAAATCAGTTGTCGGTATCCGGCAATGTCACGATCACAAATACACTAAACGTTTCAAATATTTCCTCAAATCTAGCCAATGCTAATACATTAGCAGTCACAGGAAACATTACAGCAGGTAACGTGAATGCTGGTAATCTACTAACAGCGAATTTTATTTCTGGAACATTAACTACAAACTCACAACAGAATATAAACTATCTAGGAAATGTGGGCTGGTTAAATGTTAATACAAGCGTACCAAATAGTAACGGTAATATAACATTTAATGGTAGTATGAGTGGCATAGGTGTAGGTAGCAATATTAATATTACTGGCAACTTGAATGCAGGTAATTATGTGCAGGCTAATTTATTAATAGGCACATTGACTACTCCGGCACAACCTAACATCACAAGTATAGGTAATCTGTCATCATTGACTGTGGTAGGACAGAGCAATCTAGGAAATATAGCAAACATCACTATATTGGGCGGCAATGCCAACTATGTATTAAGCACAGACGGAGCAGGTAATCTAAGTTGGGTAGCACAAGCAAATGGTGGCGGAGGCAATGGCATCCCTGGCGGATTAGATACACAGATACAATTTAATGATGCCGGCGAATTCGGCGGAGACAATACGTTAACTTGGAATAAAGTAACGAATTATATGTACTTGGGAGGCAATGCCAACGTTGCAGGTACGATGAATGTGTTGACAACGCTGAATACTGCCAACTTTACTGCTACAGGAACAGCGAACTTAAGTGGTACCATAAGTTTATCAAACACTACGTTGCTAGCAACTAGGACATTGACAGTAGCAGGCAATTTAAACACAGATGGATCTGCGAATGTCAATTTAGGAAACGTGGCCAACATACATATCAGTGGCGGTGTTAATGGATATGTACTCAGCACAGACGGTTCAGGTAACTTAAGTTGGAAAAATGCAGGCGGCGGCAACGGTGGAGGCACACCGGGCGGTAGTAATACTCAGATTCAATATAATAGTCAAGGTACATTTGCCGGCAGTCCATTCTTGACATTTAACGAGGTATCTAATAACGTTCAAATCGCCGGTAATTTAACTGCGAATGCTTTAACTATAGGTTCAGGAATCTATCAGTTTAGTTATAGTAACGTTTATTTTGCTACTACAAGTAGTGTTTCTCCTAATCAAATCTTGTTATCTATCGAAGCAGATGACGGAGTGAGCGGGGGTAATGTAGCAGGGGTTGATTATACAATTATTTCGACAGACAATAATATACGTAATTTTGTGAAAATCTCATGTGTACGCATAGGATCATCCTTAAATTATGTAGAATACAGTACGTTACCCGTAAATGGGTATACAGGGGATTTTCAAGTATTATATAATGCAGGAAACGTGATAAGCCCTGCTACTATACAACTTGTTATGTCACCACAGAGTGCAAACTTAATGACGCACAAAATGATGGTGACAGCATATTATGACTAGTATTGATAAATACTAAAATGATGGAGATTATCAAACATGGCACTTAAACCACTAAATTCAGTAGGCGGCTTCTCAGTAGGAGAAATCCCTGCTAATGTGATACTAGCGAATGCAGATATCACAGCAAATAAAGGTACTTTCGTAGGAAACGTTGCGATTAGCAACACTAATCCTGCCTATGGTATACTGACAGATAATTTATACTATAGTAACGGTGTACCTTGGGACTTGCAGCAGGCTGCAGGATCCAACACACAGATACAGTTCAACAATAACAATGATTTTGGTGCCAGCGCAAACTTAACGTTTGATTCGGTCACTAACTTATTGACTGTAGTGGGTAACGTACAGTTTAACAATGCTAATCTCGGCAATCTTGTCACAAGCAATTTTGCTAACATTGCGTCAAATACTATAACTAGTAATTTAACTGTCAACCTCGAACTAGCAGGTAACACTGCAAACTTCAGTGGTAACATAAAGACTCTAAACGCTAATCTCGGTAATCTTGTCGTTGCCAATTATGCAAACTTTACCAATGACTTAGTGGTTCAAGGTAATATTGCTAACGCCAACAACATTAATGTCACCAACACATTAAATGCTGTAACAGGTAATTTTAGTGGCAATGTGACTTCATTGAATGCTAATCTCGGTAACCTAGCAACTGCTAACTTTGTCAACGTTGCAAGTAATATTATAAGTAGCAACTTAACTGTAAATCTTGCATTATCAGGTAATACTGCAAACTTCAGTGGTAACATCACATCATTAAATGCAAATCTCGGTAACCTAGCAGAAGCCAACTTTGTCAATGCGTCAAGTAACGTCAATGTTACTGATACAATGCAAGCAGGCAATGTACGTACCGACAATCTATTGTATGCTAACGGAGTGCCTTGGGACCTACAAGAAGCAGCAGGCTCAAATACTGAAATACAGTATAACATGGGCGACAACTTTGCAGCCAGTGCGAATTTAACATACAACGATACTACTCAAGTCTTTACAGTATTAGGTAATAGTCAGTTTAATAATGCAAATTTAGGCAACGTAGCAAATGCTAACTTTGTCAACGTTGCAAGTAATACTATCACTAACAACTTGCAAGTTAACCTAAATATTGCTGGTAATACAGCACAGTTTTTAGGTAATGTCCAAGTCAATAACTTTGATGTCAACTTAGAACTTGCAGGTAATACAGCAAATTTCTTAGGCAATGTTCAAGTCAATAACTTTGATGTCAACTTAGAATTGTCTGGTAATACAGCCAACTTTACCGGTGCTACTATCGCACAAAACGTTACTGCAAATTCAACTGTATTCACTGCAAATGCAAACGTCACTGGAACAACAATCACTAATGCATTGACGGTAAACAATGATATAACAGGTAACACTGCGAACTTCAGCGGTAATGTCGTAGTACCAAACTTAACAGTAAATCTTGAACTTGCAGGTAACACAGCAAATTTCACAGGCAATGTTGTTGCTCCAAACTTGATCGGAGCATTAGCGAACGGTAACAGCAACGTTAAAGTTTATAGTAACTCAAACGTTGAGATCAGTATCAATGGCACTGCTAACATTGCAACATTTACTGGTAATTCATTACTAGTAGTAGGCAACATAGAATCAACAGCAGGTAATGTTCTTGCTAATGGTAATATATCAGCCAATAGTTTCTTGAACAGCGCGAATGCCAATGTAACAGGTGAAGCAAATGTTGGTAGTTTACTAACTTCAAACATCACAGCAAATGGTAATCTAATGATTACTGCTTCAGGTTCAAATGTCAACATCAATCTTGTTCCTGGTGGCCCTAATGGTGTGATCGATGCGTCATTAGCACGTATCATACAAGTTAATGGTCCGATTAATCCAAATGATGCGGCAACAAAAGAATATGTTGATAGCACTTCACAAGGTTTAACGATTCACACAGCAGTTCGTGTAACAAGCGTAACAAACTTAAATGCTACATATGCTAACGGTGGTAGTGTATTGACTACTATTGCAATCACTGGTGGTAAAACAATACAGTTTAGTGCCGCTCACGGCCTATCAGTGGGCGATGAACTTGCTTGGGATAACTCATTCAATAATATTATTGGTGATGACCCATACTTTGTCTACAGCACTCCAGCAGCCGATACTATCACAGTCAAGGCAGGCTATTTCGGTGCTGAAGTCACTACATTAACTAACGGTACTGGCTTATCACAGACAGCAAGAGCAAACACTGGTGTTGGCGCAACATTGACTAACAACGGAGCAAATGCGGCACTATCTATCGATAGCGTTGCATTAGCATCAACAAATAGAGTTCTTGTTCAAGGTCAGACAAATCAGTTTGAGAACGGTGTCTATACTGTAACAACAGTAGGTGACGGTTCAACTGCTTGGGTACTAACAAGAGCGACAGATGAAGATACATACAGTCCAACAGCAACTACGTCATTGGGCTACGGCGACTATTTCTTTGTGCAACAAGGTCTAAGTTATGCAGGTAGTTCATACGTTGTAACTTCACCGGTTGGTGAAATATTGTTTGGATTCACAAACATACAATTCAGTCAGTTTAGTGCATCAGGTTCATATAGTGCAGGTAATGGTATCGCAATCAATGGTACTGTTATAAGTGCAAACGTGGACAATGACACTACTGCAATTAGTGCAGGTAATATCGTTGTCAAGACAAGCGCAAATCTTGTAACACCAAATCTCGGTGACGCAACATTCAGTAGTTTGTCTTGGAATACATTAAGCAACGGTAATGTCACAGCCAATAATTTGAGCATCAGTAACATTGCTAATATTACCGGCAACTTGACTGTTGCAGGAAATGTACAAGTAACTTATGATATTGATAGCAATGCTAATATCTATAGCAATAATAGCGATGTATCAAACTTCTTGGTTGTTGGTGGTAACACAACATCAAACAACATTACATCAAATAATTGGTTGAACACAGCAAGCGCAAACGTTTCTGCTAATCTTGTAACAAGCAATGCTACAGTAAATCTAGCATTGGTGGGTAACACAGCAAACTTCAGCGGTAACGTGATCGTACCAAATTTAACTGTAAACTTAGAACTAGCAGGCAATACTGCTAACTTCTCAGGTAACGTTGTTGCATTAAACACAAATGCAGGTAACTTGTTAACAGCAAATTTTGCAAATATTGCAAGTAATGTCACAACAAGTAATTTAACTGTAAATCTAGCACTTGCTGGCAATACAGCAAACTTTAGTGGTAATGTAGTAGCAGCCAATGCAAATCTAGGTAATCTAGTTACTGCTAATTTCTTTACTGGTACATTGATAAATGGCACAAGTAATGTTGCGATACCAAGTACTAACGGTAACGTAAACATCACAGCAGGTGGTAATACATCATTCGTTGTGACTGATACCGGTGCTAATGTAACAGGTAACTTAGGTGTATCAGGTAACTTTAGCGTAGGTAACATTGTAGCAACTAATTTGACTGCAAATACAGCAGTCAATATTGGTAATACTAAGATTACTTGGGCTGAAGTCACTACAATAGCAACTACGGCTAACCAGACTATCTCAACTATATCAACAACTGGTATAACAGGTGTTCAATGGTTAGTCAAGGGTATTGATTCAACTGGTAGCAAGTACACGGTAGCAACAGTGCAGGCCGTAACAGACGGGTCAGTTGTTGATTTCTCAACATTCGGCGGCGTGACATTAGGAGGTACTACAGGTACATTAGCAGTTAATATCTCAGGCGGTAATATAGCACTACAAGTAACCCCATCAAGTTCTAACTCAACTTTATGGGTAACTCAGTATAGAACTATATAATTGTTAGGTAACGAAAGAAGATGGCAGTCAGACCTTTAAATTCCATAGCAGGATTCTCTACAGGAGATCCTGCTGTTACGATAGTACAGGCTAACGGTGATATCACCACCGTTAATTTTACTGCTAACGGAATTTCAAATCTAGGCGCGAACGGTAACGTTATCATTACTGGTGGTAGTAACAACCAAGTATTGACAACTAATGGTTCAGGTAATCTAACTTGGACTACTGTATCAGTTACGCAAAGTGCGGCTCCGATGCCTATCGTTATCGATGCAGGTAATACGTTAACTATTCCTGCTAACTATCAGGGATTATTTGGGACACCTCTAACTGTCAATGGAACATTAGAGATTGATGGTGCATTGATAGATGTGAGTGGTCAAGGTGCCCCAGGTACAGATACGCAAGTAACTTTTAACGATGGCGGAGAACCTTCAGGAAATAATGGATTTACATTCGATAAGACATCAGGAAATTTATCAGTGCCTGGCTCTATCAACGGAGGTGCGTTTTTAAAATTAACTACGTATAGCAACACAGCATTAACAGCCGTTGTAGGTAGTATTGGTCAGATAGCCGTAGTAACTAACAGCAATCCAGCCGGTATGCTTGCATTTTGGGATGGTACTAACAATCGTTGGTCTTATGTCCACGATAATAGCGCGGTGTAAATTAAGATAAATACAATGAATAGCATTAGCAGAGAACGAATATGTCAATAATACTTAAAGAAGAATCAGCCAACAGCATACCGACACCGTCTTCAGGTAAGGCCACGCTTTTCATAGACGATTATGGTGTAATGTCTGTTAAGGACAGTGATGGAAACGTAAACACTTTCCCCACAATATCTACTGCTAACACACAGGTATTATTTACTGACGGCACTGCTATTGGTGGTGACAACGATTTTGTATGGGACAAGAACAATAACGTATTAACGATTACTGGTAACGTTGCTGCCACTAGAATCAAGACAGACAATCTTCTTTATGCTAACGGTAATCCATGGGACTTACAACTGCCTGGCGGCTCAAATTCACAGATTCAGTTCAATGATTCAGATCAATTTGGTGGCTCCGGAGCATTCACGTTTGATAAAACAAGTAATGCTGTCATACTTCAAGGTAACTTAACAGCCGCTAACGCTAATCTTGGTAATTTAGTATCAGCAAATTTTGTTACTGGTACATTGACTTCTAGTTCACAACCTAACGTCACAAGTGTAGGTACTTTGCAAGGACTAACATTAGTTGCTAACGCACTAGTTACTACAAGCGGTGTAGACTCTGCTATTAGCGGAGCAAACTTAGTCAGCGCAACTTATTTGACTGGTACACTCACTACTGCCGCGCAGCCAAATATCACTAGTATCGGTTCATTGTCAACATTATCTGTAACAGGTAATGCAAACGTTGGAAACATAGGTGGCAACAACGCAGTCTTCACTACAGTATCTGGCACATTATCAACCAATGCTCAACCAAACATCACAAGTCTTGGCACATTGTCAGGTCTAAATGTTAATGGAACTGTAACAGCAGTTGCATTTACTGCTAACACCGGCGTATTTACAGGTAATGGTAATGGTTTAAGTTCTATCGTTGGTGCTAACGTAACCGGTACGGTAGCAAATGCAACACATGCAAGCACAGCAAACACAGTAGTTGATGCGGCTCAGTCTAATATCACTAGTGTTGGTACATTGACTGGCTTGACAATGGCTGCAAACGCAGACATCACATTAAGCGGCGCAACATCAGAAGTAACAGGTGCTAACTTAGTTAGCGCAACTTATCTAGGCGGCACACTAACAACAGCCGCTCAACCGAATATCACAAGTATCGGCACATTAACAGGCTTGACTATCACAGGTAATGCTAGCGCAGGTAATGTTAACGCCGGTAATTTATTAACAGCGAACTTTGTAACCGGCACATTAACAACGGCAGCACAACCTAACATCACTAGTGTTGGTACACTAACTAGTGCTACAGTTACAGGCAATGTCACTGCTGGTAATGTCTATGCTAACTCAGGCACGATTGGTGCTTCATTATTGACTGGCACATTAACAACTGCCGCACAGCCAAATGTCACTAGCGTAGGCACATTGACATCATTAACAGTAACAGGAAACACTACAAGCGGCAACGTTTATGCTAATAGCGGCACCGTTGGCGCAAGTTTATTAACTGGCACATTAACAACAGCGGCTCAGCCTAACGTCACTAGCGTAGGCACATTGACATCATTGACTGTCACTGGTACAGCGACAGCAGGTAGCGTGTTTGCTAACTCAGGTACTATAGGCGCAAGTTTATTAACTGGTACGTTAACAACGGCAGCACAGCCTAACATCACTAGTGTTGGTACACTCACATCTTTGACTGTCAGCGGTAATATCTCAGCAGGTAATATCACTGGTGGTGCATTAGCAAATGGCAACAGTAATGTAAATATTCCAGCCGTAGCCGGCAACGTAAACATCAGCGTTAACGGAACGGCTAACGTATTAGTTGTAACAGATACTGGTGCGAATGTAACAGGCACATTGAATGCAACAGGTAATGCTAACGTAGGTAATTTAGGCACTGCTGGATTGATCACAGCAACGGGCAACGTTACTGGTGGTAATATCACAACTGCTGGTCAATTAGTATCTTCAATAGCGACAGGTACTGCCCCATTAGTTGTATCATCAACTACTAAAGTAACAAATTTAAATGCTGATTTATTAGATGGTTATAGCACAGACTCAGCCGCAACAGCAAACACAGTAGTCATTCGTGACACAAACGGCAGTTTTAGTGCTAACATTGTAACTGCAAACCTAAGCGGTAATGCAACAACAGCAGGCACAGTAATCACGGCAGCACAGCCTAACAT